CTAGTAATCTGTCCAGTAATCTATATGTCCACCGTCCATGCCCCATGAAACTGATGCTGGTCTATCCTCAGTTCGCTCCCATCCCTCAACGACAACTGCATTCTCTGGTGGTTTCCCAAACTCCCACAGAATGTATTTATCCTCTGCCAATTCCTGAAGTCCGGCTTGGATCTTTACTGGTGTCCGCCCACTCTTTGTCTCCAGTACCTCTATCGTAGGCATGTATCCATGATGCACCGAGCAATGCCGCATAATCATCAGCAGCTTGCGGGCCGTATCGCTAAGCATAGCGTTTCTCCTGTGTGGGTTGCCATGACAGGATACTGGATTCTAGAAATACACGTGGCGAATTGGTGGTCAGGCATGTAGCCCGGATACGACCGTCCCGAATACTATGGACCTCGATCTTGCGTTGCGTAATCTTTTCCGCTTTGTCCTGATATATAATTTCAACTGTTTGGCCAACACTCATTTTCATGTGATCGCCTCCAAAAAAATAAGAACATTTGTTTGTATTATATCCGAACATATGTTCTTAATACAATAAGAAACTTATTCACTAATTGGAATAAAAAATATTTTAATCTTTTTAGATCTTTTTATTACATATATAGTCAATTATGTTTAGACATAATTCCCCTTTAAAGATAAAATTCAGGAGTTAATCAAAGAAAAGGTGGGATTTAATGATTAGTATATAAATTATGCACTAAGAACAATACATAAATAACAAGGAGTGTAACTAATGAAAAAAATAAAGATAGTCTTCATGCTTATATTTATTTTTGCTGTTATGCCTATTTCTGGAGTTCATGCATATCCCGAAGGGCTTCTTGATGGAAAATTAATGACTGAGGCAGCAAGTAATACCACCACTTCGAAGTTGACTGATAACGATTTATCTACTAATGAAAATTTATACTCATATTTAAAGAACCGAGTTTTTACATATCAATTTTCTGAAGAAACAACTATAAATGCTTACCAATTCCATGCAAGTGATTTTAACCGTTTAGAAATTAGATTTTACGATAGTGCTGGGAAAATTATATCTAATGTATATGAGCCACATTCATCTTATAAAGGAGTTAAGGTTAATATCACGCCTATTCCTGGCGTAAAAACAGTATCCATTTCAAGTGCATTTGGTGATTCACTTTATTTATATGAATTTGATGTTTTTGGCGTCGCTTCGACACCAACACCAACGGCTACTCCAGTGCCTACAAGTACTCCTAACCCAACTGTTACACCGACGCCAACACCAACGGCTACTCCAGTGCCTACAAGTACTCCTAGCCCAACTGCTACACCATCACCAACGCCAACAGTGACGCCTAAACCTACAGCAACTCCAGAGCAGCCATCAGGAGATCGCGCTATCCTTACTGTTACATTGATTAATGGTACGGAAAAGGAATATGATCTCCCTATGTCCGAAGTGGAAGTATTCCTTAATTGGTACGATGCTCGTGATGCTGGAAGAGGACCTGGATTATACGCTATTGATAAGCATACAAATAACAAAGGGCCATTCAACAAACGTAAAGATTATGTTGTCTTCGATAAAATACTTACATTTGAAGTAAGTGAGTACACTATTCAATAAACAAAAATAACCCCGCCGACCACTTAAGGTTGACGGGGTATTTGTTATACATACTTAAGCCAAAACCATCCTAAACTCAAATTCATTTCTCATGTAATAAGCATCAGCAATCTTAACGCTCACTGGACTCCATTTCTGAATTGGACCCTCACAATCAATTATACAGCCAGCCAGATCACCACGACGTTCAAGTATATCCACTTGAGACTGTGACAAAGCAGCCGTTAGAAATTCTGCATCCGTGTTCAAGACTTTGTATATATTACTCAATATGATCACTCCTATTGTATTAAATTGAAGTGCTACTTTATGTATACTCTAAATTCAAAGCGTTCCCGAACGAACTGGTCGTCAGAAATTTTTATGAACTCTGAAGTATATCCTTCTACTATGCCGCCGTAGTCCATGAGGTGACCGATTGGGTCTGGATCTTCTCGGTACCATACAGATACTTTGGATTGAGCCAGTGCCGCCGTCAAAAACTCTGAATCAGTCACCAACAGCTTATATGTAACGCTCAATTCTTTCACTCCTATGTATTAAAATCCCCCAGCAGTGACGTTAGGCCATCGGTGCTACCGATTTTAATCATTTAAGTGTATTTTATATGTAATTTTATGCAAATAAAGTTCTTGTACTCAAAAAATTACTCTTCAATTGAAAGCAAAACATCTTCAAGAATATTTAACAATTCTCTTCTATGATAGAATTCCTTTAAAAATTCTTCTTTCATCTCCCATACTTGTTTACTTAAATAGTTTATAACAAAAACCATGAAAGAAGTAATTAGAAAGGAATATACGAATACGGTAATCTTATTTTTTTCATTATTCTCATATATAAAAGTTAAAAATTGATTTACATTTGGGACGGTTAATGATATGAATACCGCAGGAGCTATTAATGGTGGAACTCTCATTCTTTCGTTATCATCATTCAAAGATTCGATAATATTTTCTACCTTCCACTTTTTCAGAAGATTCTTTTCATTTAAAAAATCCGTTACCTTTTGTCTCTGATATTCGTTAAATTCTTCAGTACGCCAACGCCATCTCTTTTCATATGATGGAGTTTTCACTTCTCTCCTTACAATTTCCTTAGCTCTCCTAACATATAAATCTATAGATACTAGAAGACAAATAAATGATATGACAAACAAAAGAATAAAAACGTAAAAAGGCCCTATGATTTTCACATATACTAACAATAAAAGACTCAGAAACACAAGGATAAATGAAGAAAAAGATATCCAAAATGAAATATTGAAGAAACGGCTTAATCCTCGCATGTGTGATAACACTAATGCTTCAACACTAACTTCATTTTTATAAAAACTAAGCAATTTATCTTTCATAATTCACCTCAATCGTCGAATAAATAAAAATGAACCCCGCCTGTAAAAGGCAGGGGATCAATATTTATTCCGAACCAATATTTATCTGATCCTTGATATTCTCACTAATTTTATAAAGAGGGCTTTCAATGTCAGGGCAACCAATACTTTTTAAAAATTCTATTTCTTCTTTTTCAGACAATATTAAATAATCAATATATGCATTTGCCATATCATGATATCGTTTATTTTTTTGAAACTCACTAACTGCTTTCTTTGATTTATCATACAAATCTTCGATACGTTCTACAGTATTTTCATCTGTAATAGGTGCATCTATTGAAATTAACGCCAAATACATAGGGTTGAGTTTTAGATTGTTAAGATAAAAATATCCAGTAGGTCCTAATGACACGAAGTCACTAGACTCCAGAGAACTTATCGAGCCTTTAAGATTTATTAATGCTCCCTCTTTTTGAAGCGAAAGGCAAATATTTATGAAAGTCTCCAAATCATTTACTGTATATCTGAAAAACTCATTATACATTACCTTTAATTGAAAGAACCCTTTAGGAAGAGTTCCTACAGTTAGCGTTAAATTAGACTGGGCATATTGTAATATTCTCAACTTAGTAAAATGTGAAAAGAAACCATCATTATTTATATCAAAGATATTTATAATTTTCGATTTAGAACTTTGATAATGAATACGGTTTTCTAAAGCTAGTGCTTTTAATAATTCATCGTTCTTAATTCTTTTATCACTTTGTGCTTTAATTGAACTTACACCAGCTGCAACTAATAAATCATCATAAGTTATATTTGGTGAAGATATGATTTTTTTAAACATTCTCAAAGATTCACGAACATCTCTATTAGACAACATTTCTAGTAAAAGCGTGTTCTCTTGACTGCCTATGAATGTTTGTGTGAGAACTTCGATAATATCTAGTTTTTTCAAAGTAATTGACATACCTTTTGTATTTTTTATACCAAATAACATTTGACTCTCATCAAGTTCCTCTTTTGCCGCCTTTAATCTTTTGGCTAATACATTATAAATTCTTGGAGCTGGGATATGAAAAACTTCACAATCAGAAAAATTAAACGTCTTATCATTTTCATGTTGGTAATAAACTTCTTCTCTTAAAGAGAGTATTAAAGTTGTTCTGAGTCGTTCTTTAACTGCATTACCGTGAAGAAATAGCTTCTTTTGCAACTCTGTGTCTAATTGGTCTACGTTATCATATACTACACAAGTTGAATATTCCATTTTCTGTATATACTCAAACAATCTTTTAATATACGTTTGTTTATCTTTTTCGATTATTTCTTCGATAATCTCGAATTTCTTCTCATTTTGTTGTTCTTCCGATATTAAAGATAATAAGGCCTTTTTTCTTTTGATATCATTAGCAAATACGTTTAATAAAGTGTTCTTATTATCAAAAATACCAAGTGAGCTGTATTTCTCGAATAACTCGTCTTCAATTTTTTGATATATAAAAGTATCTAAATTAGTATCTGAAGCGCATTCCTTACAATCCAAATATATCCACACTGTCGAATTTCTATCGTCTTCTGACAATATAAAATTGAAAAACCTATGTATGAATGTCGTTTTCCCAGCGCCGGCTCCTCCGATTAGCAAAAACATTTTGGAGTTATTTCGATAGCTTGTAAAACGATCGTCAAAAGCATCTGCTGTTTTACGTGTAGTTTTTATATCTACAATTTTATCTGTTGTTATAGGGCCGACTGGCTGTTCTTTTTCCCACTCATCATTATCCTCATCAATTATAGTGATATCTTCAACGACTTTTCCAAGGCGAGGAGCTCTATCTCTTAAAACAAACTCTATGTTTTTTTCATATTGGTGTGCACCTTCGTAGTCACAATAGCACTTTTTTAAAAGTTCCCAATTACTTATAATTTCAGTGAAATATTTATCATGAATAGTACTTAAATATGTAGCTAGTTGATTATTAGGAAGTACATCATCTGGGTTCTGTTGCTTTTGATTTATTTTTTGCAAAAATGATGGACGACTCCTGATAAGAATATTGTTCTTAGATTCCAACAATTTCTTCAACTCTTTTTTTATGCTTTGATTTGGAGAAAACAAATTATAAAAGTTAATAATATCTTCAAAAATTCTATCATGATCTTTGAAAAGATATGTATCGCATTCTTTGGTATGATAGTAAGGAACATATACAACAGCGATTTGCGAGCCATTACAAACTGCTACCACATCTATACTACGAGGAACTGCATAATCTATCCCTTGACTAATAGCTTCTTTCAATTCAGAGTATTTATTTTTTAAAGACGTGGATTTCACTACATTTGCATTAGGCATATGAAACGGAACGCATTCTCTTTTCGCCTCTAAAATAAACTTTTCTTCTTCACTTTGAAACTCATAATCATAATAGCCGATTTTATTAAGGTATCCTTCTCGACTCAACTGTTTTTCATTCCAACCCATTACGCTAATGAATAATGGATCAATAATTTTATTTCGAGTTTCAGTTTCATTTAAATTCTTACCTAGATGGTTGCCACAGTTTGTCATCCATTCTTTGAGTCTTTCCAAAGTAGCACTATATCCATAATCAATTTTCGGAATCATATCATCATCACCTAAAAAAGGATTTTACATGTATTATACATGTAAAATCCTTAAACAGTCACTAAACTATTCATTATATTCCAAGATTTATGAATATCGTCGAAATGGAAATCCAAGAACGGTTTCTTCTTAATAAGTAATGACGATAACATATCAATATTATCAGAAGGAGACTCTTTGCTTAAGTACTTTAAAGATGCACATATCTCAAGCCAAATAATTTCAGGACAATCCTTAGTTCTAGCTTCAATGATAGATTTTATTAAGTCTAATTTAGGTAATATGTTATAGTAAATTTTAACATTCGAACATTCTTGAATAAAGCACTCTCTGTTTTGTTGAAAATATCTAAGAGCAGATGCAAGTGATCTGGAATATGGTCCTCTTTTATGCCAAAAGTAATTCATCTCACCTAAATATATACCACAATCTTGAGCTAAATAACCTATTTTCTGTGCAAGTATTCGATCTTCGTAAGTATCGTCACTTGGAAACTCACCTAGTAAATACTCATAAACTTTAGAATAAGCAATTAAATTTTTTGTATCCATTAATTACACCTCAAAATAATAAAATCAACATCAGTTTACCCTATGTAGTATCGTTTTATAATATAACCGAATTATTTTTTTAGCAAATAAAAATTAATCAAATGCTATTATAAGATTTATTCGACTTAAAATCATAAATCCCTTTTAGTGATGTGTTTATTATACAAACTAATTCTATAACTGAGGAAGAAAAAAAAGCGAAAAATAGATTGAAATAAAGCTTATATTTTGCATTAGTGTATGCTAAGCATATAATTTTTGTGCAATCTTGAATTCAGTTTGAAATCTAAGAGACATTTTTAGCCGAAAGCAAGTCCTTCTTCATCAAAGAGGATTTTTATAAAAGGACGTTCGATTTCTTTTGGTCGGTTTTGAATTGTAACATCATGTCGTCGTTTTAGCATACCAATCAAGCAAAAAAGACATACCACCTAAAACAGTATGAAGCTTGGTTAAATGTTTGCTTAATACTTTAGCTCACCAGCCGAAGCCGGTGGGCTAATTTTTTTACTGTTTTGTAGATCCTTCCCTCTTACTAAATGCTAACACAAACAACCCTGTTGCAGATAGCCCCGCAAGAACACCAGACTATAAACGAAGCACCAGATCCAATTCCGTAAATTTATAGCTCACTGCGCCGATCAGTAACCCAATAAACAACCCCACGAAAGGGATCAGATTTTTAGGCATTGTGATATTTTTCTTGACCAGTTGTACTAAAGCCAACACAAATACGGCCAACACCGAGGCATAGGCCAAAACATCAGTTAGGTTTTTATTGTCCATACTTTACTTGTCACATTTCTTAAATAAACCAAGATTAAAAAACATTTGAATAATATTAAGTTCTAGCTTTGACTTGTCTGCCGATGTGGTGATCGCTCCAACTGCTTTAGCTGCTGTAATTGCCTCTGTATAATTGCTAGCGTACGTTTCCTTACCTGAGATGTTTAAGCGCTTCTCCAGTGCTGATATACGTCCCTCTTGTTCCTCAATTTCCTGTTCCAGTTCCGCAATTCTACTCATGTCTTCATCTGCCTCCCCTTTTAGTCGATCTATAATAGCCCATGCTTTTGCCATAGTGATCTCTAACGGCTTAGCACCTGTCCGTAATTGTGAGGTTGTCAGCCCAAAAGTTATTTGAAAATGTGGTGCATCCTTAATCGAAACAAAATCACCGCCCCATTCAAAACCAAGAGCTTTAGCCTCCTGAACTACCTCCATCCAATCAGCTACCTTATCGCCATCACCGTCACGTTTTAAATCCCATGATACCTGTTTCCCATCTGGTAGTAACAATGCGAAGTCGATAGCTAGTCCAAAATTATGATAACTGGTCTCGCCCTTAGCGTTGGTGACCTTTGGTTTATCCGGCTGTGCCTTAACGCTCGATAATCCAGCTGCATTAAGCTCTGCTTGAGTCCGTCCCTGAGCAAACAGTCCATTCTGCTCAGCTATAGTCCGCAACCCCTGAGTTATCAAGATAGGCACTCCCCGAGAGTAACAGCGTTCAATTAAAACTGTAGCAGCAGCCAATACAACCGGATGCAACCCTATCAATCTAGCAGATGATTTACTCTTTACTTGATCCAGCGTCAGAGACATTACTCATCGTCCCCCTTTCTGCTGGCAGCGCGTTTAACCTTCTTATCCAGCTCACTCCCCACCCACTTAAGTACTACATCCAAGACTGGCAATGGGAGTGAATCCCCCCAACCTGCCCGAATTGAGTTTGCTGTCATACTCTGCAAAACGTGGTACAAGGTTCCAATAGATAATGCACCAAATATCGCTCCAGGCAACCCAAACACCATATCAAGCAGATGTCCACCTGCGGGTAGTAGCAACATGAAGAACGTACGAAAGACTCCATCAATTCCATATTTACTGGCATATGTGTTATCCTTTTTGGCGGCTCGAATACCAGATAACCAATCCATGATAATAAAAAATAAAAGTGCGACCATGATGGTTACGACAGCGTCCGCCTCCCCGTATAAAAAATCAAATGTTGGAATAAGCACTGCGCCTACTGTTGACGCAGCAATTTGAGATTTTGTCATTGCAATTCGCCCCCTTTCTATTGTTTTTCCGAATTTACTGCTGGTTCTAATTTTGAATTTTCTTTTGGTTGCAATGCACCTAACATTTCACCGACTCTATGATCAACTTGCTGCAAAATCTCAAATTGTCGCCCTGGGTAAAATTCTAATACTGCTATAATCGCTTCAACTAACTCTTCAGCTGGTCTCGTCAGATCAAGTGCTAATTCTAGTTTTTTTATAATTACCAACTCTGTTCCTCCTTCCGAACAAAAGTATAAGCCCCTCCAAAATTTGGAGAGGCTTTCTTATGAATTTAGCTTATCATTGTAGTAATCCGATTTTACTGCTGATATTACTTCAACATTTCAACTATGACCCGAGCTCCAAAATCTTTAAATTGATCCCAGCCCCATTTTCCGGCTTTCTCAATCACAGTTCTAACCTTCTGTTCCCCGGACAGAGTTTCATCAATCTCTAATTTTTTCTCAACGTAGAGAATACCGTATGGAGTCATCTTACAGTGTTTAATATTTACATGAAGTGGTGCTGCGTCTCTACCGCCGAATGTGACAACCGCTCCATTTATAAGCCCTTCATTCATAAGCTTGTCTACCGCTACTTTAAATACTAAATACTCCACCCCTAGACTTTCAAATGTCACATTATCCATGTCCGGTAAATCCTTTTGATACTCTGAATAAATTGAAATCAACAATTTTTGCTTTGTATCCAGTTCCATATTACACCACTCCCTTTTAATCAAATAAATTCGATAAAGGAGTCTGTTAACCTTTTATTATGTTAATCATTAATTCTAAATTTTTCCCAATGCTCATCTCTTTTTTTGAAATGATAGTTTCGAGACTTATTATGATATTTGATCCAATACATATGCCACCATTTGCGAATTTTTTCATACATAACAGTTTTCCTCCTATAACAAAATATAGGCCCCTCCTTAGGAGAGACCTTCTTAGTTATAGAATATATTTGTTTATATACTGTATTACTACGGGTTTATTAGTGTTATTCACCTAATTATTTTCAGCATCCATAATCGTTGTTTATGCACCGACTATGTGTATCTCAATAACTGTGATGCTTGGTTACTTTGACCAAATAATTCTGCTGCTTCGACGGAATGAATGAAAAAGAGCCCTCAAAAGAGGGCTCATAGTTCATTTCCGTAGAATTTGTTTTCTCCGCCTGCATTTTTATATGCCTTGAGGACTTTTAACATTGCTTGTTTCTGCTTGTCACTCAATACTATATCTTGAGAAGCAGCGCCCGCACCACATCGAACGATTGCTTTGTCTGCGTTTGCGATTGCTTTTATCATCCTTAAATCGCTAAGAAAGATAGAGGTGTCATATATCTCCTGTGAAATCGTAAATGAAGTAATTTTTTCTGTTGAAGGATTTTTTATTTCAAACATTTCTCCATCAGCATTAATCGTAAATCTACTAATGTTGAGTTGGAATTGACCTACATAATGAATGACGAATCGTAGATTTGAGATGATATCTTCACTATTTCTACTGAAGTAAACGTAGACATCACTCTTATCTTCATTTGCATTTGTCGTTTGTGAAACATAGAACGAGATATTTTTCACCTCATCCTTCTTCTCAATCAGACCAAATAATGCTTTTTTGACTTCTTCGGGTGATTTCGTAGGTGCCGGCGGTGTATTCTGCGTTATATTCGAAGAACAGGCTGATAAGGAAAAGACAACGAGCAATGATAGTAACAATAGCTTTCTCATTTATTTCTCCAATTCAGCGATCTTAGCATCAACATCAGATAACTGTTGCTTGAGGGTTGTGAGTTCAGTCTCCCACGTATCGACCTGCGTTTTAAATGCCGCATAATCGTCTGCCGCCCGCTGTCCCAGGCTTCCGTTACCAGCGAGCTCGTCTGCTAATGTTTTATACGTAGGGAGTATATTCTCCTTATACCCGTTAATCTGTTTTTCGTGCGCTTCTATTTCTTCAGTTACTGCCTTTCGCGTGTCTGTCAACGCGGTCAGAGGATCGGTAACATTCGTACTCTCACCCATAATAATCTTTTTCCCCTCCACAATCAGTTCAGTGCCAGTCACTTCTGAAATGGCACGAACTGGCGCATACGCAGAACCGTTGATAATGACCGCATCACCAATCTTCGTTCCATCTTGCTTCTGTACTGTGAACAACCCTTGCACCTTAGCGCCAATTAACGATGAGTTTGCAGCTGCAAAACCGATTGAGCCCCCAAACATAAGAGCAACGGTCGTGATAACTATAATCTTCTTTTTCAATGTCTGACCTCCCAATATAGTAATATACCAAGTATATCCAAGAGGCCTGCGAGATGGTAGGAAATTCTAAGAAACTGAGAATGTACCTCCCCAGTTAACTGCACCAGCAATGCCGTGATTATGAGTTCCAAGATTAACTGTGTGTGAGTGATTTGCATTTGACTTTCCAGCTAATGCCGCCCATATCGCAGCTAATTCGTCAGCCAAAGTCGTCGCCCCGTTATATAGACGTCCCCATCCTGCAATAGTTACATGACCATTAGAGGATGGCGCTAGGTTTATATTCGTTCCAGCCAGAGTAACATTCGGAGAACCTCCAATAATCAATCCACTCGAAAGTGAATTGTATATTGTAGATTGTACGCCTACACTTGCGTTGAAAATGATCTTACTCACACCCCCATCATAAGCCGGAATAAATATTCCACTGTTTTCATCTGAATAAATACCAAATGCAATGGTGGAGGGATCAATTTCCACCCTAGGATATTTCCCTGGAGTACTTGTGCGTATTTTAGCACCAGTAATGATGCCTCCAATAATCTCACCACTTGCATAGATACTACCCTCAAACGTCCCACCTCTGGCATTAATCGTTCCTTGAAACGTGCCATCTCCTGCATAAACGCTTCCCGCTGAGTTAACAACAAAATTCCCATTGCCTACATTGATAGATGATCCCACGATAGCCCCACCAGAAAAGTTAGAGTTCGCTATTGAGGCATAGTTTGCTGTCAATTTATTAGCTACCAAGTTACCAGCCATATCTACTCGAAAGGGCGCTTCATTGAAGTTTGCGTGTCCTGCTGCTATACCATTAGTATTAATTTGAGTGACGGCATTTCCAGTTCCGATCAACATTGATACAAAGCTACCAAACTGTCCAATCACAGTTTCAGCTAAGACACCGCCTGCCGTTACAGCAGAACGCACAGTCTGCCATCCATCCGTTGAGATGCCCAATCCCGCAGATGTAAGGCGAACTTGACGTAATGGATTTGTTTTTTCCCTTGCCAATATCCCGCCATCTTCTGGATAGATAAGTTCAGTTTTCGAGTTATTAATATCTGTAATTGCTTGTTTGGCCACAGCTTCAAAAAGCTCTGTTCGGATACGTCCGTTAGAATATAGGTTATCAACTAACTTCTTGCTTTTATCTAGGTCAGCTATGATATCGTCATAGTCTCTCAACATCACATTCGCTATTGTTGCTTGTGCGTGTTTTTCTTTAGTAAAAGGATATTCTGTGAGTTCAGTTATTCTAGCTTTAAGTTTGACCATTTCCATGTCTGGATCGTAACAATAGACTACATCACCAAGGTTTGGTTTTGTCTCTTCTCTATCGATCTTGTGTAGATCAGCTCCGTCAACTGAAACCTCAAACGTAGGAATTTCTCTTTCTCTTAGTGTTTGTCTTGCTACTCTAAGAAGCTCATTAACAGCAGTATTTAAATCAATGCTTGGATCAATGTCCTGCTCAATAATTTCATCGTCAAAATATGGTACGGAATCACTAGCCCAAGTTGAGGCGTAAGGAGATATAAGATAATTAACTTGTAGTATACCGCCAACTATTGCACCCGGAACAGTCTCTAACAGCGTTTTCTCCTCGTTTGTTAAAATTGAGGACGGTTGACCAATCCAAGTAGTCCCATCCTTCATTTGGGCGTACAATCGTGTTACAAGTGATTTTGCATCGTCTTTGAACTGATCTGATACTATGTTTTTCTTAATTCGATACTGATGTCCATCATCAATTCCGATTTTCTTCTTCAGATGAATGACAAAGTTATCTGGCTCGACTTCGCATCCATACATCTCCACGATCTTATTTAGTGCTTGAAGACAATTGCCTTGTCCAAAATCTTTTACGTCATGTAGATCAAAAGTATCATCAATTGAAAAGGTAAATCTTCCACCAGTTGCCTCAGTAATTAGATTGGTCAGTCGAGAAATAGGAACACCGTAAGCCTCATCAATATATAAGGAATATGGAAACTTGAAATCTGTTAGTTTAAACATCACATGTGTACACATGATTGAGGCAGTTAATTTACGATCTTCTCTTACTCTGGATCTGCTATTGATAACGTAGAATTGACCCCGTTCGTCCTTAACGTGACCCTTAATCAACAATTTTTCTTGGTAATCCTCTGAATTCATGGGCACCAAGAAAGATATCTCGTAATCCGAATTGATCCGTCTCTTCCGTTGGATATCATATGAATCATTTAAAATCCCCACACGCTTCATGTTCTTATCATAAGACTGAAGGTAGTCCAAAAGTGCACCTCCTTTAATATAGGTATTTATCTCGATGAGTAACGCGCGCAAGTACAGATCTAGTTATTTCTTGATCGGTATATGTGATCTTGTTTTCTCCAAATACGAGATCAAAAAAGTCACCATCCATCAAGTGAAGTGCGTTTTGCCCATTCTTGGTTATTTTCATTTTTTTGGTATCAATAACTATTCGCTCACCTGGTGCGAACCCACCCGTAAAAATGATTTCATTGGTATGTGTATATTTCACTGTTGCCTGAACCTCAAGCGCAAGTTCGAATAAAGCATTATAGGACTGTTCTCTAACCATAGTTGTTTCAAAATTAAGCATAGTCTCAAACTCTGCTCGAAATGATTGTTCACGTATCATTTCAGAATTGAATTCTGCGATAAACTCAACAACTACAGGAATAGCCATATCTAGATTAAGCTTAGATTCAACTTCAGTGATGATGTCGAAATTAACTGAGAAAGATAGTTCCTGTTGAAATGGTCTATCAAAAGGTAATCGATTAAACGCACCCCCGAACATAACCCCTCTCCTTTCTGGTCAGGAAAATTTTCCATACGTAAAAAAATGCCCCCGAAAACTTCGAGGGCTTGTGATGACTCAATATTTATTCTTCTATTTTTAACGGCGTGCCATTCTCGTCATATCCAAGAGTCGCGAGCCGCGTCTTTACAGCAGCCTTGGAGCCAGTTGGAACTTGAGCAATTGTAATATCTCCATAGATAATGAGCGATGCCATAACGATAATCATTTGTATTCCACCTCCTTTCCCGGACTTCAACAATAGCCATAATAAAAGGCGGCTGATGACGTTCAACGTCACTCACCGCCTAACAAGATAGAGTAAATTTCAAAAAGTGCATTTTTGTTCTCCCGGTCTTTATCTTCTATCAGCTTTTTTAAAGCTTCATTTTCAAGCTTCAGCTTTTCAACTTCCGTCTCTTCCCCGGGCTTCGTCAACTCCGCAATCTCCTCTGGTGTTAAGCCTTCGACCCAAAGGTTATCAGGTTGTACTGGAGGTGTGTAAACTGGCTCAGGGCCTTGTCCCTCTCCCTCCGCCCATTGCTCCCGCCAATCATGCAGCTCATCGGCATAGTCGCTTTGTGCCTCTAGGACAACGTCCTGATATGCATTCCATGCTGCCAAATCAAATCGCGGATGATACAACCCGGTCGGCAACGGAATGCCTACGAGATAACCGATGATCTCTCTTGGCTGTTCTGGTTCTTCGGATACGTCCGGCTCAACTTCGATCTCTTCGTCTTCCGGCAGCTCAGGCGCTTCTTCTGGCTCTGGCTGGGCATAAATAGGGACGACCCCTGTAAAGGAATCGTCCACTGATACATCATCTATATACTGACCTTCTAGCTCTGTTCTAGGTACTAGTTTCAATTTCATTCCTCCTTTATACTGTTGAAAAACTGAAATCTAAAACTAATAAACCGTTATAAAAAACTCCCCCTGAAGCTCCTAAACTTACTCTACCGCTTGTAGTGATGTCCATAATACCCGTAGACATCGCGGTTCCGTTAGAAGATGATGCAGTTACTACAGTCTGGATAGCAGGGCGATATCCTACAGGCAACATAAATAATAGGGTATCAGCTGCACTCACTCCACTACTAATGGTTCCTCTAACATGTACTATTCCAAAACTATCTTTGTAGAAACTAGCACTAGAGATAATTGAGGTAAATTGCACCCATCCATTAAGCAATGTAGGGTATAACCATGCAGGAGTGTCCTTCTCCGCTTTCTTCGCACCTAACGCACTAACGGTTGAGCTTATCTCAGTCACTGCGTCGGTTAAATCATGCAACTGTGCCTTCTCAGAGGCTGCGTAGAATCCTGCAACTGAAGGTACAGGGGATTTATCCAGTTTAATGTACGAGACGCTGTAAGCCTGCGATGAATCATAATCTGCTTGCGCAATGTTAAATCTCTCGCCGTATAACGTATCTGCTAGTCCGAATGTTATTCTCCGCCACTTCTGGAATAGGCGTGATGACTCGTAAACTGACATTATGCTAAAAACTTTGTACTTGAGTTTTGCTGACTCCATGCCTACGATACTAATGTTAGACTCGTAGTAACTATTCCATAGGTACGGTGTTATCCGCTCCCGCGATACATACCCACTACCTACCTCTATAAAGTTATCTCCTTCAATTAGTGATAGGCTGCCATCCTCCTGCACTGTTTCAGTTACAGGAGTTGCGAGGCGGTATAGGAGTTGATAAGGTTTCCATCCTACATGTCCGTAGTTCTGGTCAGTAGGCAAGGTGCTTGTTCCTGTACTGGTATCTCCCATTACAAATCGCCAAGCTTTTGTACCACTTACATACGGAGTAGTAAACGTCGCACCTGACACACTACCCATTTGATACCCATTAAAATAAGCCTTTATCTCGTCAGCACTCGGTGTATAGGAGTCTCCCCAACCGGAGTCAGTAGAGGAAACAGTGACTGTTGTATTTCCGGATGCTGAGGTACGATAAACGTCTGCTGCCGCCGAAGATGGAACATCACTGAATGTTTGAGTTAACACCTTTCCATCAAATTTCACTAACGCCGATATAGAAGAATCCGAAAGTGTTGGCGCTATCCCCAATGATCTTAAGCGTTTATATCCAGTATGTGTGCTGAGCACTGTCCAATCTTGCAGTCCTGACAGCGTGATCTCACGCCATAACCTCGTTACCTCATACCGTCCGTTAACCTCACGCAATATATCCGGTTCGCTGCCATCCGTTGGGTTAGCGTGTAACTCTACTCCACCAAAGGCGATAAGGCTGTCTTCACGAGGCTGGAACGTTGTGGCTGTGCTGCCGAGTTCAAGTTGCCAGTTTTTGAACGTAAAAGTACCAACCGCATTACCATAGGGTTGTAACCTCAAAGATACGCAAGTCGACGGTGTAGCGAACGTTTTTGAGGTGGTGCCACTATTAATTTCTGCTAAATACGTACTAACACCAGCAGCATCAACAGAGAAGACATTAAACACGGCAGAACCAGCAGTAGCGCTCATTTCAGCGCTAAACGTGTATGTTTTACTTGGTAGTGCCGCAATAGCTATAGGAGATACTTGTGCTGTGGCAGTAGCATTCAACACCATATCGTAAGGTCCATTCATCTTGGCATTGGCATGTAATGTATCCGGTACACTAGGCAGCAGATTCTTCCCATACCGTCTAACCCATAACCCATCTACTCCATTAATACCAGGAGGTACAAAAGGCCAACGCTGTGAAATCTGATTAGGTGTCATAGAATCAATTGCAGCATATTCCGCAGCACTTACTTCAAAAATTCTTAGACCGTCAAATTGCACCCACCCAACTGTACCCAAAGAATTTCTATTCTCAATACGAATCTCCTCAAAACTACCGCTTTCTGTAGGAGAAAATTTCGTATATAACAACTTATTCGTTGTTGTCCATGCTTGAGCAGTAGCATTTGTAGGTGTGCCATGTACCGCCCTTAAGCCAGCAATTGAGGTGCCATCTGTAATCACATCAACAAGAGCAATATAGTTTTTACCGACCGTCCATTTTGTGGCTTTACCGAGGAATCTATCTGTTCCAGAATCATTGGCTGTTGTAGTGATCCTCTGTGCTTTAAGACCGTAAATAGCATTAACCGTGGACAAAGTGGGAGTTGCACCGCGCAAAGATTGGGAAAAGCCATCTGCAATTCCGTCCCCATTACTATCAACCTCAAAATTGCCCGCTCCACCTAGTACCTCTATTAACGTCCTACCCTGTACCTTTAATCCTTGTAGTCTAGCGTTCTTTGTTGCGTTTAGAATTTGCTGTCCCGCTGCTAGGATGACATCGGTTGTAGATTCCGAAGTTACTCCGGAAAGGTCCGTCAGGTTTTTGCGGAATGCTTCGTGATCGTAGGCGGTGTAGTAACGGGCAACGCGTGAAGCTACCGCCCATCCTTTTGCCGTTGTTCCTCCAAATCCGCGTGTACAACCGATTAGACTATTTCCGCTTTTGGACGTATAGAGAACGGTCTCTGACGTTTCATCTACACCAATCGTAATGATATTAGGACCTTCTGGTAAAACACTCCCGGTTACAACGGGTATAGTCGTAACTGCTGCCGTTATTGCCGCGGATAATTCCGTGCCCGGCGAATTGGCTATCGCAGAATACATTTGCTGTTGTGCCATTAATTATCCTCCTTCCTTATTGCCCTTAGCTATTGTGCGAAACGAATAAGAGTTGAACCTGCATAAAACCTAGGTTTATCTCCTATCAAAGCAGACCGCGGTGTGATGGCTTGAGAGCATAATAAATTCCCTCCTGTTAAAGCCGTTCTCAATCCGACATGTGTCACCAATCCCCAATCCGCCGTAGCTATTGGAAATTCCACATCAGCAGACGACCTAACCGTCATTTTCCCATTCTCCAAAGAGGCTACAGCAAAGGTGATCGCTTTTCGCACATATGATCCACCAGATACTTCTGTCCCTGTGTCAGCCTGTGTAGGATCAGAAGTATATAAAGCTAGATAGACTGTTGATGGTTGGGAAAAAGCCACATTTCGAAAAGCAGCATTTAAAAGTGCCGCTGATAGCCAGTTAGATATTTGCATTGCCATTTTTCTCAGCTCCTATAGTTCGTATTCGTTAATGATTTTAAAACCCTGAATAGTATTTAATCCGGTATTGGTCAGAACGATCAATGGTGTGGCCCTTTCGTCACCATCAGAAACAATTTTTAGTGTCTGCGGAGATTGTGTAATGGTTGTCTCATAAACTTTTTCATCTGATTCTGGAAAAGGGTTCTCAGACATGGTAATAGGAATCGTTAATTCCCCATCAAAGATAATCTTCTGAATATCCATTGTTCCGGCATATCGTCCGATATATCGCTTCCCCGGTCTATCCGAAAAAGTAAATACAATATCTCCTTTTCGGATATTAAAAAGAGCCGCCACTTGGGCGACTCTGTTGTGATAGTCTATAGTTGAATCATCAGCCATAACGATGCATTCGAGGTTAAATGTTCGTGGTCCATAGGTACTGACAAAGTCTAACGCTCCATCTCGATCTGCAAGTTCTAGTGTATTATCTTTTGTTGGTGGTAAAACAGGAATGTTATGAGATTTCAAACCTAACCCAATAGATGATAGTGGAACACCGTCTGCTGTAGCTACAATCAATTATTTCACCCCTGTTCTGGTTTGCGCTCTGCGAACAAAATTATCTCTTTCGTTCCAATAAGTCTTCGCTACCGAATCGTCCTTAATATAATTATCTCCTGAATTCATTTCGAAAATGTTGTATATTTGATGCGGATTTGATCCGCCAAAAGAATTAGGTGCAGATGTGCTAGGCATTGTGAAACTAAAAGATGGCATTCTGAAGTTCAGCATCTTAAATAAGTTATCTTGTTGACGATCATTGATGTACATTTCTCCAACCTTAGCTGTTACCTGCGTTTCTTCTCCTCTTCTAGCTCCTTTAACTACCCCACCTTCGTGAAAGGTCTGAAGTTTCCCTGTATCTTTTGTAACGCCATAAATCTTTCGAAGTTCCTCATTTCTTGCCGCTAACCGCTCCATTTCTGATTTATTACCAGCCGCTTTTGCAGCATCCCATGCATCCTTGTTAGAATTGTACTCGATTAAATCCAAATCTTTCTTAGATGTAGTCGTTGTCGGAATGGAAGATAATGAGCCACCTACAGTTGGTGTTAAAGAATTAATCGCGCTCATCTTAAGCTGGTAGTCTGAGATAAACTGATCTAGCTGCGCCAATATCTCGGCGTTCTTTTCAGCTTCCTTAAGGACTTGAATGTTTTTCATGATCTCCGAACGATTAGCGGTATCTGATGAAAAATTTTCTAACGCTTGAAGCAACTCATCATAATGCGTTTTGGTAGCCTCGATATCTTTGTCAAAAGAATCTTTTTTAGCATCCTTTTCATCTTGTAAGGCTTGTTTTTGTTCTTCCAAGCTTCTCTTAGCTAATGTCCGTTCGTGATCGAGTTGCAACTTCTCAATGTCTTTTTGAACCTGTTTTCGTTCCGCAATTCCGTCAGGTCCTACGGCTGAAGCAAGTAAAGCTAATCTAGCTTGCTTTTCTGCTAGTGCACTCTCGTAGTCTTGGTCTTCATTTAATTCCTGTTCCTTGCTAAGTAAATCATCAATAGCTTGGATCTCAGCGTCCTTCGCAGCAACATAAGCATCCCGCTCTGCCTCTATTGCTTTAATAGCAGCATTTTTAGATGATTCGATACTCGTTTTATAGTTTTTGGCTAACGTCTCAACGGTCTTCGTCTCATCTTCAATCAGCTTTTGACGTAGTGCATAGACTTGTTCGTCCGCTTCCATTCGTTGATCTGTTCCGACTTTGTACATAGACTGAACCTTAAGCCATTCGTTTAACTCATCCTGTGTCGTTGCCTCTCCCATGGCTTTGCGGTGATTCAAGTCCTTTTGGAAGTCGCTAAAATGTTGTTCCATTAAGGCTTTCTTCTGCTCATAGATGTTTTTTTCTAGTGCGAAACTCTGCTCGGCAGTTCGATTTTTATCTTTTGCCATTCGTTCATAGGCTTGTAGTTCCATGGTGATGATATTAATTTTACTTTTCCCGGCCATCTCCATCTTTGTGGCTTCTTTATCGATCCAGTTCGTGGAGTTGCTATAGCGCAACTCGTTGTATTGCTTAGTCAAATCATAGACTTGTTTTTGTGCTTCAGCCTTTTGTTCCGTAGTCAGGTAGGTCTTGTTTTGTTCCTTGGTGTAAAAATCAAGAGAAGCCTTAACCATTTCGACTTCCTGAAGATTGGCTTGCCGCATGCGCTCAGTCTTTTTCCCTAAGTTGGCCACATCTTCGGTATACCTTTCATCGTTTAAAGCTACTACTTCTCTGCTCCATTGTTTTAGAGCATCTTTATCCTCAGACAAGTATTGAGCATGGCGTTTCTTTAACTTTTCATATCCAGAAACTTGTTGGTCTATGGTCCAGTTTTGGCGTTCGGCTACATACTTAAAATTGTCTAAGTCTTCTTGATACGCTTTCTTACGAGCCTCAGCAGCTTCCTTAGCTAATTTATCAGCTGCTTTCTCTGAATCACTTTTTCCGGTTTTAGTTTTCTTCCCTTTGTCCGCTTTTTCTGAACTAACTCCGAAATTCGGGTCCTGATATAGTGATCCTAGCGCCTTAATTTTGCTATCATATTGAGCTGATTCCTTTTCATAATCAGCATAAATCTTATCCAATTCGCTACTTACAGCTGCCGCTGCCACTGCTTCTGTCTTAGCTTTTTCATCTAATACAGAGCCTTGGCTTTGGAATGCCTTTTTAAAATATTTATTATCATCAGGATTATTCAGCGAACTGGATGTAACTGCATTAGCAGCGCCATTTAGCGAAGCCTTCAATTGAGCAAGGTCTTTAATGGCTGATGCTTCAATTCCATAAGCCTGTAATCTCTCTTCAGTAGCCATTCTAGTGTTGAATGCAGATGTTTTCTCCGCCTCCAGGTCACTAATAGCCTTTGCAACCTTTTCCTTTCTCAGCAATTCAACAGCCTCTTTTTCGAAAGCCCATCCGTCTGCTGTTTTATATATGGCATCTGCTAGTTGGGGATACTTAAGGATTAGCTCAGTTGCATTCGAAGAGTTAAGTGATTGGCCCTTAGATAAATCATTGAGAACATTGTTTAACTCTGATACGGCAGTGCCGTTACCAGAAATCTGCTCTCTCAAATCTTCTAATACTGCTCCCATATCACTAAGGTTCTCAGATGATACACCCGCCTTTCCAGCGAGTTGATCAAGACCATCTACTGTTAATTGGCCTAATTGAACATTAGTTCCTGCCAATGATTCTTGCAATTTGTTTTGAGCAGTAGTTAGTTCCTCTACCTTTTGTCGGGCATCCTTTTCAGCGTTAGTTACCTTGAAAGAGACCCCAACTCCATCCTCTCGGAGACGAGTAAGCCTTTCTTCTGCTTTACTAAGTTTTTCACGGGCATTAGACAATTTTTCGGAATTCTCTGCCAATTGTCCTTCCAAAGTTGATTTACTATCGAGTAATACATTTTTTCTAGCTTCATTCTGTTTTGTTATTAGTTGATTTAGCGCGTTAACTTGAATTTTAACAGCTTCGTCCGTGTAATTAGCAGCTTCTAGTTGCTTAGCTCCCTCTTCTCCAAGCGTAATAACAAGAGCTTTAGAAACCTCATCCAATTGTTTTTTAATTGTTGATTGCTTCTCAGCTGACATATTTCCAGAATTAATGGATTGTTCTAAAGACTTATGAGCGTTAACCAATTTAGGAAGTAATTCAATTTGACGTTCATATTGGCTAATGATTTGCTGGCTTGCAGAATCTTGGTCCTTCATTGCCTGGGCATGCTCTCTAGTTGCTTTCTCTGCCTTACCGCTTTGAAAGACGAATAAAGCGATAGCCCCAATTATGAGAGTGATCCCTGCTGTCCAGGCGGCTGTTGTCAACATGGCCGCTCGTGCTGCTGCTGTAAAAGCAACCATCTCTGCTGTGGCTGCCGTTTGAAGTGTCGTATGAGTAGCTATAGCCGTACTCAAGGCGGTCTGAGCTGTTCTCCACTGAGTCAGTAACGGTGACATTAGCTTGTATAATGCAATTAGTCCTGCAACAGAAGCAGTAGCCCCAACCGCTCCTTTCGGAATCTTAGTGAGTCCAATTAATAATTGATCAATCACATCTAATGAACTCTTAATGGCTGAACGAAGACCATCATCTCCTGCTTGATTGAATATTTCTAGTAACGATGTTTTGGTTTGAGCTGCTTTCCGTGAGATTGTATCCATCTGTACCTTGAGATACTCCAATGTTGATCCAGTAGATCCAATGGATGCGGCAGTGCCAAGTAAGATATCACCCGCATTAAGTGATGCTGCTAATTTTGCGTACTGATAGACCCCTCGGGAGATATCTGCGTATGATTGCGTTAAATCATAGTTTTTATCTATTACCTTGGTGGACAAATCTATCAAGATATCATCTGCTCTACGCCACTGTTCTTTACCATCTACAATTTCTTTAGTTGCAACACCTAAGTTTTCAATTTCAGCAACTGCTTTATCAGTTCGAATTGTACCAAGGACCGTTTTCCACATATTACCTAAGTTCTCCCCGGACAGTGCCGTGTTACGAATACCGGATGAAATCAACCCGTTCATGACATCGAATGAAACACCAGTCTCAGCAGCAATCTTACCTGTCCGCTCATAGGCTGCCCCAAGATCTTTTGCTGGAGCCATAGTATCGTGAGCTACTTTAGACCAGGAGTCCAATATGCGCCCGCCGATAACCATTGCATCGTTAGCATTATTAATCTGCACGCCGTATTGCGCCAAAGTAGACTCCATACTCTTTGTAGCATCTTCAAGACTTACCATATCTACTGTAGATAACATGGTGGACTTCCGCACCATTTCTTGTACAACTGCTGCATCTTTATACATGCGTCCCCACAGACGCGCTGATTCGGTCACATCAGTAATCTCGGAACCCAGATCATGCGCAGTGTGAATGAATTTCGTCGTTTCTTCATTAAGTATTCTTGTGTTCATAACCATTTCTTCAGTACCATTTTTATGTTCGAGGAAGTACTTTTCATTGGTCTGAACGTATCCGGCCATATTAGATTCAATATCCACTAAGCCTTCTTTCATTGCAGCTTGAACTTCGTGGATGCCACGATAAACCGTATTAAATACCACAGCATGTGCTGCCATTTGTTGTAATCTTGATGCCCACCCAGATGTTGCAGTACCTATTTCTCCAGAAGTATCAAATATAGAACTTGATGTTCCGCTTGACTGTGTAGCCGTTTGTTGCATTGCGCGACGAATTTTCTGTTCTTCCTGTAATACTTTCTCACGCATTTGTTCTACTTTGATTTCCCGAGTTCTAAGTGCTTTAATCCAAAACTGCTCATATTCAGCTGCCTGTTGCTTTGCCTGTTGACCTTCTCTCTCCGCTAACTGCATAAGTTTTTGGCGAATAGACTGTTCTTCCATTAAAACTCGTTCTCTAGTTCTATCTGAAGCATTGGAACCGCTTGTAGTTGTTACCTTAAGAGCACTGGCAGTCGCTTTATTCTGAAGGATTTCCATTCGTTTTTGATGTTCGAGTTCTTGATGTTCTATGGCATCATATCTCTTCTTGATTATTGCTTCCTGAGCCGCAAGCTTCGCATTTACGATTTGATTTGCTTGATCAAGTTGATTCTTTTTGGTATTAAGCAATTCTGCTTGAGCTGTACGCTGTTTAATCAATGCTTCCGATTCGGACATGATTTTTTTTCGGCGTTCTTCCGATGTCAGAGCCATCTTATCAGCAGCAGCTGCAAGAGCTGAGTAGTTTTTAGTAGTAACGGTAATCTCGCTGTTTAAAACTTTGAACGTTTCCGCATTTCCTCTCGCTCCCTGATCAATGGCTTTAAATGCTGGGATCATCTTTGATGTATCAAGGTTAAGTCTAGCCCCAACAACGTCTTTATTCATGTCTGTCAATGTATTTCACCCCTTATTTATGGTCAGGAAATCTTTCCTGAACTAGAGACATGCCATATATACAGAAAAAGAGACCTGCCGCTTGGTAACGGAGATCTCTTTTTTAATGTTTAAATCACCTATTGAAGTGGCCTAGTATTTCTGCTATTCCACTACGCGTTAGATTTTTCGGCTCTTCTACTTCGCCACCATGTAAACGAATCTGTTGCTTCATTTCTTCGTTCATATCATCAAAAATAGCCATTATTTCATACCAGTTATGATCGTACCACGGCTTCGATAATTTTCGACGAGATAGTCGACCATATAGTTCTTCGATAGTTAATGGCTTATGCTCTTCCCTGTCCGTACTTGTACCATTACTCTTTCTTTCAGGACCCTGGCTTATAAAAGAGAAATCGATCTACGGATTCCTCCAAAAGTTCAGGAATATATTCCTCGAACTCTTCTCGGGCAAATCCTTCAATAAATATAATGTTCAGGATTTCGGTCCATTTATCAATTGTTGATTCTAACTCTTCACCTTCCTGAAACACAACAGCATGCTTGATTCGTGTTAAACCGTCCTTATATAGAGCACCGACTTCTTTGATTTGTTTAATCGTTCCAACTCTAAGCGTCTTCTTTACTTCTGGTGACAAGGTAATCTTTGGACCGATGCCCATAATCAAATCCATTTGTGTATCTTCCACGTGTATTTTCCTCCTTAAGTTAGGGAGGCAGAGCCTCCCTTATTAAATTTAGTTGGTTAAGATGTCGATGACTTTCTTGTCTGAACGATTCGCATCGAGAACAGCCAATTCCAATGAGTTTGCTGTTGCGGATTTGCGCTGCTGGTCAATGGAGAATGAGCCGAGCATTTGTGATTTGTAAATGATGATAGTGCATTCAAACGATTCGTTTGTTTCATCGTCGAATGCCTTGCCATAAGCAACGAATTTGTATGGCTTATTCTTTGTATCGGTTTTAACGGATGCCGCTGTACCACCTGTGGCAGTGTAATCGTAAAATGCACGAATATCCTTTCCTGCAAGTGTAGCGTCACCCAAGGTCACAACACCGGAAGAGGTGATGCTGTATTGCAAGGCTGTTGGCGCTGATGCTACCCTGGTAAGTTGCATACCGGAGTTGGTAAGGCCTTTTGTTGCAATAACCAGTCGGTCTGTTCCGGCAACTAAACTAGCGCCTTTAGAAAACGTGAATGTTCCGCCAGTTGCTACCAACAACTTTTCGACCTTTGGAATGACTGTTGACCCTGTGGTGATTGTTGCGCCAGTTGCTGCTACCAATTGGTTCAAATCCAACACTGCGTTTTCCAGTTGTACGCTAGATTCTGCATCCTGCTCGGTCAAATGGAATGCGTATTTGCTGGTACCGCCATACACACGTTGCTGTTTCGCATCAATCGTAAAAGTCATTTTATTTAGACGTTCAAAATAAGCTACGGGATCACCTGAATTGATATCGAATAGCGCAGCCTCAGAAATATCATCTACAACCCATTGCTTGGGGATCAAGCTCATATTAATTCCTCCTCAGGACATAAAAAAACCTAACCGTTAATAATTTCGGCTAGGCGTTGGTCAATTTCATTAATTCGATTAAGTTCTTCAGTTGTTTGAAACCCTTCAATGGGATTAAAGGATTCCCATATTCCAAGTTTCTTGGCAAGACCGATCTTCTCTTTGATCAGTTTCTCTTGCTCCGTTGGTTCTTCCTTATCGAGTTTAGCGTTCACTTCCGTTCACCTCACTTTCTAACATAGTCCACATCATATATGACCTTAAATCCCTTGAGTTCCTTAATACCAGTTGCAAAGTCAGTGTCATAGGCTAAGTGGCACCTGAAGGACTGGAACCCTTGAAAAGCGAGATATTTGTCATGAAACAACTCAAACGCTCTCTGGGCTATCCCTCTGGCATCATTCGAACGCTTGGCGTAAACATCCAGACAATACTTTCCTTCGTAAACCAAGTGATTTCGTCCGTATCGACCGGGCATCGTATAAATCTGTACCTGAGGGACGGTCTTGTCCGATATCACAATGTCCGGCTCTAGCCCTTTTACCAGCTTACCTGCTTTAGCCTCTGGAGGCGCTGCGGAATTAAGTCCAAGCAGCGCCATAAATGCGGCATCGCGCTCCAATAGATAGTACACGGCATCGATCAGCACTTGGCTCAATCCTTCACCTCCTTGAAATAACGATGGTACGGAAACTCCTCCAGCACTTGCGCAACGCCTTTCAGAATGCGTTCACGATTTGACTGTATAGCTATTCGCAGGAAGTATGACGGTGGTGTTGCTTTAAACTTAGGATCAATGCCACCACGAGCCGCCAATTCTTCCAGGTCAACGCCAGCGTAACCACCGCCTGAATATCGGACTGTGCCGTCAATACTTCTATAGTTGCCCTGGCCGCGCCCCACAACAACCTTGCTCCCCTTTGAGCGAAGACGGTTCCATGCATCAGAGTTCATATAGGTAATGAGTCCGGCATTCTGGCTGCTGTCTGACATGAGTGAACCTTTACCGAACTGCTCCAGCCATGCTTGCCAGTAATCTGCTGTAATATCTCCTGAGATCATTTGATTAGCGAGTACGAACATTTCCATTTTTAGTTTATCTCGTACTGCTGGATAGTAGCGAATGCCACCTTTAGCAGTAAGCAAAACCAACTTAGTAAGTCCAGTGATCTGAATAGCAAGTTTGTTTTCAAGATCCCTTGTGGCTCTTGCAGTATCATATCCGGTAATCATCGCATATCCGCCGACAATTGGATCTGGTAGAGTCCAGGGAATTGAATATCGTCTATGGCATCCACCTGATACGGGCGGCCATTCAGGACAATTCTATCCGGTTTACTCAGTGCAGGATCATTAGGACGAAGTACTCCGACCGTATTCTGCATTCGGACTATATGCGTTGAAGTCGGCAACAATCCCGGTTCTTCTTGCCGTAATTGTCCAGTAACGTATCGAACAAATGCATGCACTCCTGTTGCAACATCCTGAAATTCCGGATCACCAATCGCATTGTTGTTTCCGTCATATCGTTGACTGTGTCGCTGCACTTTGACAATCATGTTCGCCTTTACCATCCCGCAATATTTATCCCGTTCTGGCGTTGGTCGATGTGAACAGACAAGGAATGTTTCTCCTGTTTCTATCAATGCTCCAGACACAACTGACGATTCAGGAGCAAATCGACCAATATAGTCTGATTCTCTACCAAATTGAGAAGATCCGCTTGATCCGCGAGACAGTATTACTGCTTCTGGCAGTCCGTTCACTGTACAAGGAGTGTGTCGGTGTGAGAAATCATGAAACATACACTCACCTACCTAAATGAACAATACTTATACTCTGACAGCAGATCAGCTATCTCTGGAGTGATCATATTGTTCCCGAAGTATTCAATCGTGGAGTCAACATCTTTTTTCAACTTAACGTTTGTGTTTGAATTGGCAGATAACTGAGCAATGATCAATCCGCAAGCTACTTTTACCTTGTCCGGTATTGGGTCCCAACCACTGGTATAAGTAACTTCCAACTCTGCATACGGCATTCCGAATGGTGAACCTCCGCACATTACAGTGCCTATCTCCTTGTCCACATCCAAGGTAGTGAGGTCAGCAGTAACGAAGCCTGGAACACCAAAGAAGTTATCTCCAGTGATACCATATGCTGATCTGCCATTCATCTCTGAAATTTCCTTTACAGGGTAGTAAGATAAATGTCCTCGCTGATTGGTCAGGGGTATGCGTTCAGTGTAGGATTTAACACCAATCTCGCGCCTGCAACGCCCGTCAATGATAGCTGATGCTCTTATAATTAAAGGGAGGGTCAGAACCACTCCTGCGGGTACGTAGTCGGTGTCTTCTACAGTTAGATATTGGCTCATTCAATATAACCGCCATTTTCGAGTTCCTCAGCCAAGTCTTCCTGAACTTCGGCCTCACCATCTTTAAAATTAACAATTCTAGAACCGATAAAGAGGGTGTGAGGACCTGTTTTTTGGCTGAGCGTACCCTTCAATACTATGGATTTGAGGGAAATTGCCGTCTTAACTTCGTTTGGTTCTGATGTTCCGGCTGTATCTGGATCGCTTTTGTTTTCATTTAGAACTGTATCTCCGCTTACCTTCACCGCTTCACTTTGTTCTTCAGATGATTGATCTTCCTTCTTTTTTGTCACTTCTACTCGCCTCCTTTTATATGCAGAGCGACTCACGCCGCCCTGCATTCAATGATTTCTAAGCTACTGCAGTGATTGTAGGACGTTCAATAGTGCCATAGGCATGAGCATAACCAGGACCCTTAGCTACAGGGGCACCGTATTTAATGGCGACATATTTTTCTTGCAGGTCGGTAACGGTACCCATTTGGAACAGATAAATCCCCTTTTCACCTACGTAGTGGTACTCGATCATTGATTCGGTAACTATTGCGATACCATAGTCTGTGTTGGCTGCTGTCGTTGCATTTACTGCGGATGGCATGAATGGTTCTGGAATAATAGGCAGAAGGCCAGCAGCGGTCATCACAGCCAATACTTCCAGACCAGCAACAGTAGTCTTTTTCAGATTACTGATTTGTGTGTTGTTGTTGCCAGCAAGACGCTCTTCTTCTTCCAAGTAATGATGTGCAATTGGGTGAATATAGATGGCCGATGGTAACAGTTCGTAAAGCTCACTAGCAATCATTGCAGCGACTTTAGCACGTATTGCCGAAACAATTGATCCAGCAGCACCAACGGTGAATGTGTTAGTGATTTGCTTAGGCAGACCCATGTATTGGAGTGTTGTAGGAACCGCGAGGGATGTGTCTGTGCCTCTCCACAAAGATTTCCCATGATGTAAGGCAACGCCGTTGAGCATATCATTAAGGTCTTTCGCCTTCAGCTCAGGAAAGTTGGCTTGCTGTTGTCCAAGAATAACATCGTAGTGTCCAAAATTAACTTGGTTTGTGATTGCCTTAATCTTCAAACCATGCGGAGTTCGAGGATTGCTGGTAGCAGTCGCAGAAGGGTTTCTAGGATCAACTGAGGCTCCGCCATTGATTGTATTTTGTTCATAGTAAGTCGAGATGTCACCAGTAGCCGGAACATACTGCATACGGCCATCAAGTACAGATGTACGACGAAGAGCATCTGTGATTTCGCGTTGAAAATCGTCTACGATTATCGCGCCTGGACCCTGAAACTGCGCTGCTGCTGCTACATCAATTGAAATTGCCTGTCCTACACGACTATTCATTATTTATACACTCTCCTTTTCAAATTGAGCTTTAGCTTGAAATTTAAGTTTCATGGATTCAGACGATGGTAAGTTCAGGGCATCAACAGATGCACAGAAGGTTTTGTAATCCGTTGGCTCCGTTGAATTAGCACCACCATGTTTCGAAAGTAATTGCCCGGCAGATATTGTCTTCCTTTCAGGTTCTAGAGCAGGTGCACCTTTCGCTTTTAACTCTTTAATTTCATTTTCAAGTAGTGCGTTTTTATCCTGAGCAGCTTTCAGATCAGCAGCAGCTTTTTCCTCAGCTGTTTTTTGTTCAGCTTCTACACTAGCTGCCTTCATGCTCGTAAGATCAGTTTTAATAGAACCAACTTCACTTACAACGTTTTGAACGCTTGCGGTAATTGAAGTCATGCTCTCTTGCAGTTGCTTCATGCTGTCTTCCATCGTTTTAATTTGTTCTGGTGTCATATCGTTGACAACCTCCTCTTTAGGTTTGTTATTTTTTGCTGCGAAACTGGTTGTTCTATATGCAGCAGCTTCAGCAAAAAGGATTGCGGCCCCAGTTCCACAGAAGTCTGTAACATCTAGTACATTCTCCAAATCTGTAGCGCCTACAACAGATGCCTCCATTTCGAGTGATGCACCGAACTGATATTCACTCCAGTTATATTCAGCCGCTAGTCCGTTGTAATAGCGAATGGTTGCTACAACATCTGGAAAGTCCTTGGCATAGATATATCCGTCAATCCATGCATAACCATCCATTGACCGATATGCTTTTTCAATAACAGCCACTTTAAAACGTGGGTCATGATCAGCCATTCCGTTTGCGTAGTCAATGTTCAGTGCCATGCCCACAAAGGTATGTAAGCACTGATCGCATACTTCTGAAGAAATTCGAATCTTCTTTCCACCAGCCCCTGAAGGCGAACCATCACTAGGTTGATCGACAGCGAATAAAGCACATTTGAATGGAACTTTGTTAGGATGGGTTCCTGCATCAGATAACTTGAAGTCCTGAACACGCATCGTTTGATTACTTAGCTTTAATGTTTTAAGCATTCTGGTTTTCACCTCCATTCGGAATCACGCCATGTCTTCGTTCCTTGCGGTTACGCGGTTTAGGCGATGATCTTGATGAAGTCTTTTGTATGAGCTTCTTAACAAGCCTTTTAAACACAATCTCACCACCTCTCGAGACAAAATAAAAACACCGTTAATTTTGCTCGGTGTTTGGGTCTTCTATATTAGGTTTGGCTTCTGGAGGTTCTGGCGGCGGATCTTTCGTATCTGCGAGTTCTTCCTGTGTTGAGTTGATATCAATAACTTCCAGTTTACTCGGCTGCAATAACACCTCGCCGTGTTGGTTAGGGAGTGCTTTCTTCCCTCGCTTATCTCTTACTTCATCTGGTGTATCTACTCTTCGATCAAGATAGATAGCATCAATGTCCGCTTGAGTCTTAAGATCCTTCAATGACGTTGCATACAAGAACTTAAATTCGAGTACACCCCCCATTTTGAAGATGCCGTCAATAATATGGTTGTTTATATGTTCAACAATATTTTCGGCTATATTTTGAACCGTGGAGTTTGTATCTTCATCTTCACTATCTGCTGTGGTACGGTTAACATCCTTTGTTTGGCCTAGCTTTTTAGGCGATACGCCAAATGAGATAGCTATTATCTCAATCAAGAACCGTTGCCATTCAAGAAACAACGCTTTATCATCAGTCGCACCCAAGTTTAAGACAGATGGATTAAATCCACTGATTATAGGTATAATCCCTTTTCCCTGAACCTCTGCATTCCAGTACGATCGAAACGCTTTTGCATCGAGACTGTTTCCGTCTTTCCCTGTACCAAGATTGAGTATTTTGTTAAGAATAGTGTTTTTCGTTTGATTACCAGCTGTTTTATGAGATGAAACAAAGTTCTCCGCTGATTCCCATACGGTTTCTAACGGTGAAAGCCCAAATGGAGTGTTTGTTCTTGGATTCATCCGAATGTACATCATTTCAGCTGCTGTAAGATGGACATATTGCCCGTTAATCCGCTGAGCAAATCGATATGAGTCGGGTTTTCCATCCCATTGCGGGTACAAGTCAATAGAGAATGTGTCCACTGGATACATTCGAAAAGGCCGGAGTGGATCTCCCGCCTTCAGGATCTCTGAGCTTCCAGCACTACACACCAACATATCTTCAACAGTTTGCTCAAGCCATGATCTGAATGAGTCTCCTGAATTTGGTTTTAGCAAGGATCGCTCTATAATTTTACATATGTCTTTGAACTTTTCAGTATCATTCTCATCAATAGCAGCCACAGACCAATTAAGTTTAGTAATCCCATCCTTAATTACATTTATTGCTCGACGTGGTATCGGCGATTCACTCAGCAATCTGAGGTTTGCTGGCGTTCGCTTAACTGCTGGTTGATTATTTCCGTTTCGGTTTAAGTAACCCCACGCTTGCGAGTATGCTTCAGTCTGACGTTCCGGTTCATTCTTTGTTCGTCCTGCTGCAAGCCAATCAATGATTATTTGTCTTACACCCAAGGCGCTTCCTCCTTTCATTGCAGACTTCTATGAATTAAGATTAACACCTGATTTATTCAGTATTGCTACGGATTTTCGCCTGTACACATGCGTATGCATCTACGTAACACATAGCTACCAGACACTCAGTAGGTAAACTATCAAAATCTCCGGTAGCATACACTTCATCACGATTGAGATTGTGAGCCGAAAACGCTGTATCTCTCTTTTCTCTCCACCTATTTAGTGCGAAATCTACAAATTCAACTGTTTCATCCACCTGTTTCACTCTCCTAAATGATTCATTAATTCTAGCCGTTGGTTTACATGCATACCCATGCTTATCCCAGTAAGTACCTTTTATCGGTTGTATGTTACATTGGTTGCACCATTTCCCTTTTGAACGATTTTTACAATGAAAACAATCGAAAGCATCTACTTTTGGGATAAGTGCGGTACTATTTCCAAATGATCCCACGGCATTTCCCTCTTCCATTCAGTATTTACGCATATAAAAAGAGCCGCTTTTCAGCGACTCCATTGTGATCAGGAAAAGTTTCCTTGCCTTCTTCGTTTATACTTCTATGAATTAAGAATACCATTGGTATTATTCGGTGTTACTACTGGTTTTCGCAAGGATTTACAGTCCATAAATATTCAATTTATAGTGAATCCATTCATGAAGAAGTTCGGTGATAAAGTCATGACATTCACTTTTAGACATCGTCTTTGTCATTTCTTTCTTTCCTTCAGGCACGGCATGTCTGGAATCTTCACCCAATACTCTCGGATCATTTAAGGACCCTGTAAATGAACTCATTTGACCTCTTGAGTATTTCACATTTATCTTTGTGAAATCCTTCTTAACATCTTCTCGGATGAGTTCGAATACACCATACATTACAAAGGCATCTCCTAAGCCTAATCGAGAATATTCCGTTACTTGTTTAACTGAGTCGTCTCTTTCAATGAGATTAAACCATCTATTAGGATCGTTAAATGGATTGCGGCGAGTTGTAATTTGGTTCGGGACGACAATTGAACAATTTAAGTCATAGTAGTCAGAACCGAAAAAGTAATGGTGAGCATTAGTTTTGTCTATCACACCGTCAATTTTAATGTTATTTATTACTGTCAACGATGAGTTTATTACCATCACCCCAAGTACAGTTTTCAGTAATTCTTCTGTGATTGCCAATACCTCAACTGCTTCTTTGCATTCTTCAAATCTTTTTGATTTCAAAAAAACTTCATCTTTAATTAAAAAGATACTGAGGTATTGTGTGGATATAACCTCAGCAATTTGTTTTAAAGCTTCGTTATTATCGCAAGAAATTCGCACATGCCATTCGATATTAATTTGAAACCCTCCTATGTAATTAGAAATTAAACCTTAAAGATGCAATCATCTTTTTATTGCAACATCTCCAAATCTGCCAGTTATTTATCAGTCCTCAAAAATTTTGGGTATTCCTGTCTTGAGTTCCGTTTCATCATAATCTAGGCCAAGTTTCTTTCTTAATTTGTGGAAATCCTTAACTGATACCTTTATTAGGTTTTCTATTACTGCAATTTCCAATGGATCGCTCCCCCTCGAAACATAACTGGACCATGAATCCATTAGTTCAGTTGAAGCATACGCCATATTTTTGAATATAATCTCATCCATGAATTCTCTTGTGATAAATGGGTGATCTTTAATGCTGCCTAGTGACACCTTGTCTTTGGGTGTATTTCTCATTGTATCTTTATAAACTCGCCCTCTCGCAAGTATTAAAGCGTACAGAGGGCTATATAATTTTTGTAATCTTTCTTGTGCAAATTTTCTTTTTTCTTTAGTTGGCTCAATCAGAAAATGGAGAGCAAAAAATATAAGAACTGCAACTGCTGCCGAAATTACTGCGCTCATTAGTTGAACTGGTATCTGATTCAAGTAGCACCCCCTGCAATCTATGTATACTTTTCAACTACTCTTCAGATTCTAAATAACACTCTACCAGAAATAAAATATTGGTCGCGGTCAAATGAAGAGCATAAGCAGTAAAGTGCTCAGGTAGTTCAATTGTGTTTTCTCCTTGCCCATGTCCACTGGTTTTATTCCGTAGCGTAGGCACTCCTGCTGTCAATGTACTTTTAAGAGAAGTGAAGTGACTTTGCAGGTAACTTGGCACCAAACCCTCTTTAAATATTATATCAATTAATGTGCTACTAGTGTCTTTATTGGGATTATAAACCCATCTTCTGCGATCACAAATTGTCTTGATTGTGCTTTCAAATGCCTTGAGTGCTTCGGCAATTGATTCCTTATTTCTTCCATGTCTGAAATGCTCGTATGCCTTTAGAAACTCTTCTTCAGCACCTTTAAATTCATTATTGTGAAGTAAGGTTAAGCTTGGCTTAGTGATGTTCTCATGAATCATCAGCGAATCCACTCGAATTATATGTCCGTTTTCAAATTGATATCCTAAATTGTGTTCCCTAAATCTTTTGTTAAGTTCTGAAATAGCGCTATCTGGTGACTGAATAATAATGTAGTCATCTAAATCAGTTGAATTTAATTTGCGATATTTTATATTAAGCAAATTAAAAGATACATCTATTATGTTCAAGACATTTTCTGGACTTTCTCTCAAAAGGAACTCTTTACAATTTGATTGAGGACCATTATCTCTATTATCACCTAAATGAAATAGCCCAAGTTCTCTACTGAGTATATTTTGAACTTGCTCCCATAATAAATATTGTGGAGAGTCTACATAAGTATTGAATGCCCCTATTGCAGATGTCCATATATGTAACACTTGTATCCTAAAGGTTTTTGGCATTTCTGTGTACTGTAAGGGGTCTACTGGTTGATCAAGCAATCTTTTTTGTCTTTTCGTGTAAATTTCATAGCTATACATTTCCCGCCTCCATATATTTTGATATCAAAATAATTCGACCCTATATATATTATCCGAATGCAAACTCAAACCCTAAATCTCCCTCACGATCAGTGTATATCGCATACAATTTTGAATTCTGTTGTTGTCAATTAAGCATCTCTCTTTTCAATCGCTTCTCTAGCTCCTTGAGGAAGTTCATTAAAAAAGGCTTCTATTTGTTTAGGCTGTGTTATCATGGCCTCTACAATAAAATTCAGCAATCCGAACAACCTAGCTGCTATATCGCTATTGTCAACAATATCAAGTTGCCCAGGATGAACAGCATTATTACCAGTAATTCGGACTACATCAAGAGATTTCTGAACTCTCACATCCAACCCGTTCTTAACCATTTTCCCTATATCATCATTAATGTTTTTGCCGTCGCCACCTAAGTGTTGACAAAGATGTTGAAGCGCTAGCCTTAAGAGAGCAGCTGACGCTCTTGGAGATTTTGAAAATATCTCGCTAGCCTCAATATATATCAACTTTATTCCTTCAGGCATATCTTGTGCTGGAAGTGGTATTCCCGTAGAATCCGGTTTTATCATTGAATTATTAAACCAGAGGTGATATTCCCCACATGCTTGACAGGTAGAAATATGGATTTTATCTATAGTAGGCATTTCGGAATATCCAATCTCAAACATAAAGTCTCCAGATCTGTGTTTTCTAATTGTCGCTTCATGCCAAATCTGTTGTGCAAGAGTGTTACAATATGGACATGTGAAAGAATTTAGTTTCACCACAGGATTAATGTAATTCATGTGACCTCCTGAATAAATAATGTTTTTGACATTTTAACATAGTTAACAAAAAAAATCCGTTGATTTTATCCAAATGAAAATCCAGTATTCGTCTGAATATTAGCAAAAGCCAACACGAGTCCATCAGCTCTATCTGGTGATTGTAGTCCTCGCTTCTTCATATCTTCTTTTCGTTCTAAATATATCCTTCCGTTGCTACCCATACGCCACTTTCTGGACGTTAATTGTGTGACCAGTTTCTCGTCATCCGGCAATTCAAGAACACCTGGAACGCCCAGCATATAGTTGCTCATGTTCTCTTCCAGTAGTTCTTTAATTTGACCCCACATTTCTGATCCAAGGTTTCCATAATGATTGTCTTCTGCTGAAGATCCGTTATTCACACCAATGATGGTATATCCGAGATCCTTTTCGATGTTGATTTCATTCAACCGATCTGTTACACCACCACCAAGACCTGTATCATCGACTCTAATCTCTACTTCGTCCACTTCTGGATGCTCTGATTTTACGTCATCAACAAGCCGTAGCACCCAGCCTGTAGTGGTCATGGTATCCTGCTTATGGTGGAAATGATGCTTCACCACCTTACCACCAATCTGCCCGTAAATGTTTGTTTCATCGTCTCCGAAACGCGCAACGTCTACACCAACCGTGAGCCTGTGACCTTTTGCTTCAACGCGAACGTCGTTCTTAGCGAACTCTGCCACTTCCAGCGCTATGAATGTATCTGACTCACCTCGTGGAAATTCTCCTTCAACCCGAACTCTCCATACATCGGAGCCTTCTCCATACTTGCGCTTAAGCATGGCGATATTCTCTTTGCTGGTCCTTGGACTGTTCAAACATGAGACTTTGTGTATTTTATAGTCGCCTCGATCTTTATTATGCGAGTCATAAAAAACGCCGCTAGTGCGTGTTGGATTACCACACATGAGCAGCTTGTTGTACTCGCCAGATAATGTACCTAAGATCGCTTCCATTATTCGATCATCGACGCCGGATGCTTCATCAACAATGAACAACATGTAATCTTCATGAAATCCCTGCATATTCTCAGGCTTTGTAGCCGTCCGGGCAGTTGCAAACCAACGTTCCTCATTTTTACGCATATATATTTTCGTTTTGGTCCATTTAAGGATTCGCTTCAGCAACGGGCTCTTTTCTTGCCATTTGCTAATTTCAGCCCAAAGAACGTCATGTAGCTGCTGCCGAGTTGGTGCCGTGCAAACTACCTTCGGAAAGGGAAAGCATGAAAGGAACCATAGTGCGACATTTGCTTCAAGGCCTGTTTTGCCCACTCCTTGGCCTGAACGAACAGATACCAATCGTGACGATGCGATGTCCATTAACACTGCTGCTTGCCATTCATCTGCGCTAAAATTTAATATCTCCTTGCAAAAAAGAACTGGGTCCTTGCGATAGACGGGTATCCTCTTTTTAAAAGCCATGAACCGCCGCTTTGTCTCAGGGGAATCATTAAACATCTGCCTCGACCGCCTTTACCCAATCTTCAATGAGATCATCATCAGCACTGCCATCGCCTTTTTTCAGTTTTTCAATAGCAACTTTGGATTTCTCAATTTCCAACTTCATTCTTTCTAATTTCAAACGTCGCTCATCTTTTTCAGGGGCAATCTCAATGAACTGCTTTATCGCTGATCTAAGTTCCTTCATAACGGTAGCCTCTGCTTTTATGGCGCTGTTGTATTTATCCCAAGCTTGTTGATATTCCCACTCTTGCTCGGTTCCAAACATCCCTGGCTTTTTCTTAGTAAGAACCTTTGTAACATCATCCTTATCTTTAATATGAGTGATTCGCCGTCCCCAAATGAGTCGTTGATACAGACTAAGCACATTCTCCCAGATCATATCTGCGGGGCTCATAGTTTCAACGATCTCACGTATCTCCATGAATTCGGGGTCCTGTGGCATGAACTTACTGAAGAACCCATGCTTCAGTGCTTTCTGATTTCCTTCAGGACCGCCTTTGCCACCTTTATTCCCCTTAGCATTCTGATTGCCTCTCTTGGCTCCTCGCGGTCTACCTGTTATCGGTATTTCATCCCATTTATCAACGCTTTTCCATCTGCGAACCATCGAAGGATTGAGACCTAGTTCTGCTGCAATCTCGCTCAGTTTCTTCAGCCGCCCACTTTTTAACCAGATCTTCAAAGCTTTTTCTCGATCTGGACTTTTCTCCCTTGTCAACTAACTTCACCTCTGTCCTACTACGTATTTGAGTTGGATTCACTTTATAAAGGTCTAAATTGGTCAAACGTTACTAATGAAAATAAGCCTCAGATTTTTCTCAGGCTTCTGTAATGGTTATGTTTTACTAATAATTGGTATTTGAATTCACTACAGTATATATTGTGTGTAACTCGTAAAGTGCGGATTTCCCTTGATTTTATTGATTTTGTTTTCTTTTCCCTATTTTGAGTTCATCATTACCTGTTTAAGGTGAATTCATTACAGTTCGACATCCTCTAAAGCATCGTCTAAGGTGTCTTGAAGGATGCCTACATAGCGTAAAGTCACTTTTTCCTCTGTGTGGTTGAATAGGTCCATTAGTAACACTATGTCTCTCTTTTTGGTGTAAAAGTTATGTCCGAAGGTCTTCCTCATGGAGTGGGTCCCTATTTCAGTAAGTCCGAACTCTGCAGCGGCATCTCTGACGATTTTATAAGCCATGCTTCGAGATATCGGATGAGGTTTTCTGCTTCCTTCTTTATTTCGACTTGGGAAGAGATATTCGTCATCTAATTTACCTGATATATATGCATCCAGGTCTTTTCGGAGAGTCTTGCGGATCAGAACCTTCTTTTCTTTTCCCGTCTTCTGCTCTCTAATTGTAATGTGAGTTCCTTTAACGTCCATGACTTTGATAGGTAGAATGTCAGAAATACGAAATCCGGTATTGATGCCAATTTGAAAAAGAATGTAATTGCGGTGATTTTGGTCCTTTAAATACTTTTGAATAGATGTTAGCTTTACTGGATCTCGAATAGGTTGCACAAACTTCATATCTTCTTCTCCTCAATAAGAAAAAAACCGCCTAATATCAGGTCGGTTCTTCTCTTAATCAATTATTGAATTTTACTGTTGCTTTATTGAAGAAATCCCAGAGTTTTAATCTAGCCATATCTCTTTCTGCATATATTTGCATTATTTTCAATTCATATCTTGTAAGTTGTAGTTGCAGTGTTTTTGCTAGTACCTTCCTTTGCTGCTCGTTTAGATTAGAATCTATTAAGTATTCCAGTATGTAGAATAACACGCTGCAATACTGCGATAAGGTTTGATTATTTTTAGTTTCATTCTCTATAATCTGCGGTTCTTGTCTCGCTAATCCATTGAGTGCATTCATTCCATTATCTTTAAAATTTGTATCATCAGCTCTCCAATAATATCCATATTGATTAATTGTAAAGTTTTTAATTCTTATTAAATCATTGACTGTGCTTTGTGCCAACTGATAACTTGTCAACTGCTGTTGTATTTCAAGTTGTTTAGCCATCTTTTCCGCTTCATCAGCTTGTCTTGATAGTTCCTTGAATTGGAGCTTCAAATCCTTTCTTTGAAGAATAATTGTGAATATGAGTCCGGCAAATGCAAGCCCTGAGAAGAGAGCGTTCACAGCTCCGAACATATCACCAAAGGTCCCTCTATCTCCCCAGAAACTTGCATTATCATCTGGTTTGAATCCATATAATCCCCCGAACATATTACCCAGCCATAATCCTAGTACAAGTACTACAAATACAATCATCGGCCAGAATGAAACCTTTTCGCTTTTCTTTTTCTTTTCCTCTGTTTCTTCCGTCATTTTTCTCCCCCTAAAATTGTTCTTTCAGGGGATTCGACACTTTATTTAGCATTTCCTTCTAAAGATACCCAGCTCTTACTTGCGCGGCTGGGGCTGGGGTTGCGCTCTCGATCCATATTTTTAGCCGCTGAGATCACGGTTGCCCAGGAGGTGTCGGGTATGAGCTGCGGTGTGATGTCCCGTCACAGATTACCGCAACCAGATATGGAGTGTTTCCAGAAGACTCTTGCTTCCTTGTTTCTATTGTATTTTAATAATTGTACCAATTTACTACGGGTTAATAAGCTTCAATCTTCGACTTGCAGAATCTTACCGATGAAATTTTCCTGGACAATAATCATTAGTTTGTTTAAGTGATCATTCAACTCTTTTGAATCAGACTCTATATCATTGATAATACCTGATATTCTTGATTTATTAGAACTCGGTTGAGATAAGTAAGCATTAAATAAAGTTAAGATTCTCCCCATTTTTGAACCCATTTCATATATGTACTCAACTTCTCTTTCGTATTCCTTTAATATTATCTTTCTTTTCTTAAATTGAACCGCCATCATTAGGGTTGATTTATACTGCTCTGAAATACATTTGTCTATATAGTTTTCTAATGAAGCAGTATTAATTTGTCCACTAAGATATATTTCCCATACCTGCTTCACTGCAACTGTGTCATGAAAACTCATTTTCACAGTACTTATTGCTTCAATGAAATCATCAGCGGCCTTTAATCGTAATTCTCGTTTGGCTTTCTTATTATCATTCTCCATGTTTTTCTTTTGCGTTCTGTTGACGGCAAAATAGGCAACAAAAATTGATAATAATGTGATGAAGGGCGACAAATATGTAACTGATTGAAAAAACGTAGTCCAAAATGGAACTTTTGACAGCTCATGATATTTTTGTAGGGCATCAAACAATTGATCAGAACTCATACTACACCTCAATTTCTAATATAATTACATCTTCTGGTTAATATTTGCACATAGTATCAAGTTTGTATAGAAAAACCGCTCCAGGTATCTACCCTTCGCGGCTGTTAAGCTGTCTTAATCCTATTTCACCTTCTTGGTTTCGTCCTCTTCCATAATCGATAGTAACGTAATCCAGTGTTCCATTGAATAGCAGCGTGTTCGCAAGGGATGCGAGAACCTTACGGCGCTTTTCTGCAAATGTAGTAGCTTCGATGCCGTATGCAACAGTTTTATAACCCTTCCGCATGTACTCTACAGCGTCTTTATATCGGTATTTTCTTTCCCCTACAAAAAGCAGTTGTACGATTTTATGTTCATGTGGATCGATGATGTTATTAGCTGCATGGGCTACAGCTTCTGTAACTCGTTTATAAAGAAGATAGTTATTATGACGTGTTTCTTTAGCTATGAGTACATTGGCTGGCAGATTGGATATCGAATCACTTGAACCTAGTCGCTTTACTGCTCCTTCTACTCCAGCCATATCAAAATCGTTTAGTCCATTCTCCTGTGGCTGTTTAAGTACAAATTCATAACTACCCACTAATCCTTTTATCGTCCGGTAACTGCTCAGCAACCAAATTGTTTTTCTAATATCTTCATGATCTGCATTTTCGAAAAATTGTACCTGATAAACTTGGGAAATCATTTCAACATCATTTTTAGGAATAAAGTCGCTTTTTATTGCTGGTAATACATCAATCATAGGTAATTCTCCTCTCTACGGCGGTCTTATATAGTTATTGTTAGTATAGAGTGGATTTCATGCGGTGTTACTACGAATATTGAAACTTTCATTCAGTCTTGATCGTACCTGTATTAAACGAAAGGAGTGGTATAGTTTGCCACAAGGTACTGGATTAGGAATTATGAATACAATATTAGAGTTGCAATCTTTTTACAGAGAAAACCTGACAAATCGAAAATTGATGACAACTAGAAAAATTAGATCTGTAATGTATCTAAGTTTGCTATTAGTGATTCTTGGTGTAATCTCTTGTGTAATCTCAACCGTAATAAGTATAGACTTCTGGTCTTTTTTAGGAATATTATTTTTCGTCTTATCTATATCAATTTTTTTATTTGCATTACGGTCTTCTAAAAAACATGTACTACTCACTCTACCTGAATATAGTCCTTTGGTTAAAGATAGATTGATGTCATTTGAAGAAGAAATCTTTCTGGCCTATAGGATCGACAGATTTGAGCAAGAGCTTATTGAAAAACACATTAAGCCGACTTATATACAATCATTAATTGAGCATTTAGACAGTAAAAGCGAAACAATAAAATCAAATAAATGGTTTCCAATATCAGTCAGCGTAGTTGTCTTCTTTCCGTTGTGGTCCGAATATGTTGGAAAACAAATAAGTATAGACAGTTTTAATTTAATACCAATGTCAATAATAGGATTATTTATAGTTTTATTCGCTATAGGGTTTAATTCATTTTTAAAAGGAATGCTTTGGTCTGAAGCGCTTCACTATGATCAGTTGACTAGAATTTTAAAAATCGTCTTGAGTTCGGAAGTCTATTTAAACAGTCAAGTTGAAAATTAAAACAGATGTTAGGGGAATTTGTTCAATTGCCAACGAGCATGTCCCCTCTTCTAGTCCATATGTTTCCATTCCTCGACGTAAGAACTCCTCAAAATTCTGGTCAATTAAATCGTAATCATCAATCTCAGTATCATTACGCTTAAGCATTGTCTGTTGTCCTCCCAAAGTTATTGGTGTGTTGTTCCCTCTTTATGGGGAGCAGATTATGTAAACCTTATCCGGCCCCCGTTATCACTGGGATTATTCGGTCGCTATTCGATTGCCTTCGGCCTAAGAGTCACCATACTGCTGCTTTTGATACTGAGCGAATTTCCGTTCTCTTTCCTTAAAAGCTTCGTAGTCATACCACGCCCAGCCAGCGCCTTGAATGATGCAGTTATCGCAGCCACATTCGCATGCTTGATGTACAGTCCCTTTTGCCTTGCGGAAATCCTTTTTGAATAACTTCGGCATCATCACACCACATCTAGCACACTCGAAAGTCATACCTCGATTAGTAATGATAGCCTTTCTACCCTTTGACGGAGGAGCTAAGCATTCCTCGAAAGTAATCGGTACCGCGCTCATATCCTCTTTTCCCCCTTATACCACTGCTTCTGTAAAGCATTCTTCCCGGTACAACACGCCTTCGATTAATAACCAGCCAGACTTATACCGTGTTGCTTGATAGGAAACGCCTATCAGTAGGTCGTAGTTGTTATGCCATTTGAAATAAGTGACCTTCATGTCTCAGCCCCCTTATAAGTTCAGTACAGCCAAATCCGGTCTGCACTCTGAACACCATTCATACCCTTTAACTGGCTTATTTCTCCCACAACGGGCACAAGACTCTTCGTTAATCCATTCTGTCCCCTCCTTGGGTGCTGGGGTATCTGGGTAAAGGGTGCGTAACAGATTACTTACAGAAATGTACGCCGCGTTATCATCCGGTTCCAAAACTTCTTCGAAATCACCAAAGTTCATGTATGCCCGGCCTTCTTCTGAGTCGTATCTGAACATGAACACCATAAGTTCTAGCGCCTCTTTCAGTTGCCGTTCACGTTCTCCGCGCTCTTTGGCTTCTTGAAGCCAGTACCCTAAAGCTACCTCAGTTGGTTCATATTCAATGGCTGGTGGAAACGGGTTGTTACAGAGCGTTTTGGCATGCTCGAAAATCTTGACTCTCTCCATATCCTTTTGCCAGTCCCTTTGTGTCATTGGGCTTCCTCCCCATAAACTGGTTCGAGTCCGATAACCTCAATTTCACCTATCATTTCTTCTTCACTCATTGAATCAAGTACATACGATGGATAATTTGCACCTTCTAGTATTGTTCGGTTAGCACTCATCTCTTATATCCTCCTTTTGGGAGAGGAGGGCTATTAACCCTCTCTGTCCCTCTATATTCGTACTGTGCATCATCAAACGGAACCATTTCTGTCAAAAGAAAATAAAGTTATAATCTGTCGAGGGAATTAAACCGGGCAGGATAGTTTAATTCATTTCGCGAATATCTAATCGCAGTGTATAAATAAAACGTTATGTGAGACACAGAAAACTAGATTAGGAGACCAACATGGAAAAGGCAGTAAAAACTATTCTTCTAGCCATGATCCCGAGTATACTAGCCATATTTTTATTAATAGAATATTTTCCTTATACTGGTCTTGGAAGAATTTTGAGTATTCCGATAACATTGTTTTTTAATATTATTATTTTGTTAATTTCTCTACTTATCACTCGAAAAATAAAGTCAAAAGTATACAAAAGCTTTTATTGGATTACAGTTATCTCAATAAGCGTGCTAGTAGCAATTATTATGCACCCACAAGAAAACTCACCTAGCGTTTTAAGTCAAATAAGAGAACTGATATTTCCCCATACTTTCAAATGAATACCTCTGCATTTTTAACCATGGAGCATTCATTTTTCGTTCCGAATGAGGCAATCCGAAGAAGAATATTGGTGGAAATTCTAAGCAATTCGCTGTACTTTATTAAGCTAAAGGGAAACGTTAGTTAAATAAATCAACAGTAGTCTAGGACTTTATTTTTCAGTTTAAGACAGCTGTTCGTTTTTATATTGGAGTCCTCAAAACGGGCTCTTTTAGAATTCGCTAGTGAGCAGTCTGTGTATACTGCGGTCATAACCTTTGGGAGAGGAGGGATACTCCTACTCCCTTAATGATCTGGTTCGGCCCCCGCGTTGCTGGGTTTTTGCTGTCGGACGATGGCCTTCGTCCAATCAATTGACTATCAATTTATGAAGCAAAGTATTTCTGAATAGCTTCTCCAGCCCACTTACCCATTGGTACAGCAACAGCGTTACCGATTTGCCTGTATGCGTCGTTTTCAGTTCCTGCAAATTCGAACCAATCAGGGAAGCCTTGCAATCTAGCATATTCACGGACTGAATAAGGCCTAATAGATACTCCATCATTAACAAGCCTTGTTGACCTATCCTTTGCATAGTGCGCTACACACGTAGGAGCTTTACCATACAAATTCGTTATGATTGGCAAGTCTCTATATTCACCGTTTAAGCGTTTTTGAACGTAATCGGGAGTGTAAACTTCTATGCCGATATCAATAATGTCTTTCATCTTCACTGGTTTATCATCAGGATAAGGTAGTGAATCAAAAGGTTTTTTCGTACCGATTACAACTAGCCTTTTCCTCTCTTGTGGCAACCACATATTAGCGTTAACCGGGCATTCAACTCGTACATAATAGTTAGGCAATTTAGTGAGACATTCCATCACGACTTGAAATTTCTTCATTTCAGGAACATTCTCCACGATATATACTTCCGGTTGCGCTAAGGCCACGTGTCTGAAGAAGTGTAAAAATAAATCGTCTCCTGTTCTTGTTCCATGAATATCAGCAATAGTGCTGTATTTTGTACATGGGAATGTCCCAATATAAACGTCTGCATCTTGCTGATCTAAGACTGTTACCTTTGTTATATCGCTCTCATTTACAACATGATTGAAGTTATTTCTAAGTGTGTCGCAAGCCGTTTTATCAATTTCAAAGGATTCAATTATTTCTATCCCTGCTTCGATCATTCCCAAATCCATTCCACCAGCACCACTAAAATAACTCTTAGCTGTTATCATCTCGCGCCCCCTGTAGCGTGATATACCGCCGTTTCTTCGTAATGTGCATTAGTACTTTTTAATAATGAAACCTATCTTTGGGATAATTCGTATTAATTGTTAAATATTTTATTGAGGATGGTTATTATGAATCAAGAAAATTTAACTTGTAAAGCTTGTGGAAGTACTACCTTTGCTAAAGGTGAAGTGAACGCTGTGGATGCTAGAGTAATGCCAATCGGTAAATCTTTTACTTTTGGCTCCCCGGTTATATATACATTTTGTAAAAAGTGCGGAGAAGTAGCCTCAATTAAAATTACAAAACCCGAGAAATTTTGAACCCACTAATGCAGTCAATGACATCAGATTAAGTTCGTATGATATATTACGTAAATTACTATTTTCTTTAAAAAAAGGGGATAAAATATGAATAACGAAAAGAAGGAAAATCAAAATATTTATAAATGGATTTCTATTATTTGTCTTGTATTAATTCCTCTCGCTGCTAGCATCGGAATTGTATTCGATATTAATCGAGATCCAATACAACTTCTGATTATGACTTTAGGTTTTTTAAGCATCTCTTGGATTAATTGGTCAAAGTATAAAGAAAAATCCAAGGTGTAAATACTTGTACTTCACAGTATGCGTCTACTGCACATTGATCTACTCTTTAACACTACTAAGCGTGATATATGCCACCTCTGCCCTCTCTCGGGGGCTGGCAAGTGAAATGGCTCTAAATGCATCAAGTACAATCATTCCTGGCATAAAGCCGCATAGTATCCGTTCCGTTTTACCGTTTCGGAGAATCGTGCCTACAGGCAATCCCATTAATTTCTCGAGAATTTGTCTCTGTTTGTCATTCATGCCTTGTCGCTCCCTTCCTCCAACAATTCACGTGCTTTACTTCCTCTGTCGCTCGTAACCTTTGATTGACCTCTACCGAAGCTTGGCAGTTCCCAATGTTCTTGATTAGCATAGAACTCCAGCACCTCCCGTTGTCGGGCTATGGTCTGCCTTGCTTCAAATAGCTCCAAGCCCTTCTCTTTTGAGATACCGTCTGCTGCCTTCTGTGCGCTTTCTCTGCTTAATTCCAGTTTCTCTATATACAGTTGCTTACGGGCTATGGTCTGTTGTGCCTCTGCTAACTCATGTTTATATATGTTTCTTTGGGATACTTCCTCTTGCCACCATTTGTAAAATTCATTTGATTCGTTAATTTTGTCTTCAAGTTCTTCTTTAAGTGTTACCTTTTGTTGTTGTGACTCTTCTAGAGCAGCCAGCACATCATCTATGATTGTTTCAGGGACTACAGATAGTGGTATTGCCCCAGGACTAGAAGCCTGCAATAACACTCTGTCACCGGTATTCATAATTACTTCTGATCCGTCCAGTAAGTTAACTCTTATCTCACGTTCTTGATCACTCATACTGGTTATGCCTCCCTATGGTATAATTAGCTCATTTAATGAGGTGATCTTTTGAATCGAAAAACACTTATTTGGCTTGGTATAGTTGCTCTTGTCGGAATAATGCTCTGGATTATTGGAATCAACTATATGTTCTACTATTCAGCGAGGTAGAGGGTGGTTAACCCTCTAACTTCTTCAGATATTCAGTCGCAAACCCGCTATTAAAACCTTCCAGCAACACTACCTCTGATCCGCACAAGTCCCACGGTTCCGATTTCACCGTCCACACCTTATTCTTGCATTTTCCCTTCCAAGCTTCCGGTTCAATCCCGATTTCTTGAGCTTTGGTTGGTTCTTGCCATTTCATTTATCTCTCCTATTAATGTGTTATCGAACAAAAGAAATTCATAAAAATTGATCTGTGTTATTAGGCGTTAGCCCTCTCTAAGCATTTCAATTAGGCATATAATGAGCTGGGCAGATAAAATTAATGGGAGTGATAAGTATTGGATAGATTGTTACCAGGACAAAAATTAGACAAAGGTCAGAGTATTCAATCATCTAATGGCCTTTATACATTAATTCTTCAACAAGACGGGAATTTGGTAATTTACAGTCAAGGTAAGGCAATATGGGCAAGTAACACAGCCGGAAGAGCAGTTAGTCAGGCAATTATGCAAACAGACGGTAATTTTGTGATTTATGGTTATCCGAATGCTGTTTGGGCCACCGGAACTAACGGGTGGAACAACGCATACATTGTGATGCAAGATGACGGTAATTTAGTGGTGTATGGATTTAAGGCAGCTTGGGCTTCGGGCACCAATAGAGTCACTTATAGAAGCTTTTAATTTAAAAATTCAGCCGATAGGCGGATTGTCTTTTACAAAATTTGAATCCGACTTTTGTACAATCCGTCTTATTTATTCATTTTTATATATCACTTTATCGTTGTTACATGAATTTTTATGATACATATAAGAGGTACTTCTTCCTAATTCTAACCTTTATATTGGAAACCGTATTTCTGCAAATTTTTAGCGCTGCGGCTGTTTCGCCATTGCTGTATCCATCCATGGTCATGTTAACTATAGTTCTTTCAGTTTCCTTCAAGGTATTGATGAATTCCTCAATCTCAATGAAACTTAGGTCTTGTTTTGTAGGTACAAGATTAGAAAAATCTAAATCATCATTGTCTGATCCTTTTATCTTACTATCTAATGACAACACTAGCTTAGGTGGTACTTTACTATGCGATGGCGTCCTTATTGCATTTACCTTACTTTCCAAATATCTAATGATGAACCCTTGAATGTAGGGATAAGCAAATGTTGAAAATTTCAAGCCTGATTTCTCGTCGAACCTATCATAAGCCATTAATAATGCATAGTTCCCTTCGCTAATTAGATCCTCAATATCTATAGCACCGAAGGTTCTAGATTCGTAATGATTCGCTATCTTCAAAACTAATTTCCGGTGTTCCTTTACACATTGTTCTTTAGTACCTAGTGTAGGGTGGCTGTCTCTTATGCGAGATATATCCATCGCTTTTCTGCCCATCTTTATCCTCCTAATCTTCAAAACGTTCCCCATATCCATAAACTACTGGCTCCTGTATAGCTCCTAGAGCGTCTGCCATCATAGATGCGAATGTTTCCATATCTTTGTCCTGGAATGACTGTAACAGGTGTATTTCCTTTGCTTTAAGGCTGCGTCCTGCGGCTGCGGTCAGTAAATCCACAACTGGCTTAATCTTATTTTGTCGTTCTTGCTTCTCACGATCTTTCTGCTGCTGTATATTCTGTTTGTGGTTGAATTCTTCCCAATCCTTTTCATCGAACCAAAAGTGATCACCGTATTTGTCTCGAAAAACAGATATCCAGTATTGTAAAGCCTCTTCGTTAGTTTGAACGGCGTCGTGGCAAAGCCAACACAGTCTTAATCCGTTAGTCTTGACGCCGCGCCCCTTCCGACCTCTCGGCATAACGTGATGCGTAGTATCTGAATGAGCACTCTTACATATAGGACAAATGCCACTTGATTCGGCGATTATTTCAGCAAGTACATCGTCGTTAAACTCTCCACGATCTTTTGAACTTTTTCCTTTTTGGTGATGAGCAAGGATACCCTTCTTCCATTCTGGAACTTCCTTCGTAGCTTTTGTCTTTTGCTGATGTAAACTGTTGTATGATTTCTTTTCTTTAACTTGCTTTTCAGGTTTCCAAAATGTCTGATGTGCCATTGCTCATTCTCACCTCCTATGTCTCGATTCTAGTTCTTGGCTAATACGATAACACTGCGGATATTATGTGATTTGCTCTAATAACCAGCTTGTTCAAGTGTTCTATAATGCTGTTCACGTTCAGCTGATGTGAAGTATATTTGTAATACTGTGTGAGCAGCATAGAAAGCGATTGCCTCTCTGCTTTCTTGTGGTTGTTCATCTAATTTCGATAGATCGAGATTCTTATTCATTAACGATGGCTCCTTTCATCGCTGAGGAAAAATTTCCTTACTCTTCTTCAAAATGAAACGATGTCCAATCTTCATCAATATACGTTATCGCATTTCGGATATTTACTTTGTAACTAAATAATATACGATATCGCATAACGAGTCAATAGACCTTGCTAATAAATATTCGTTATCGTATAATCGATTCACGAGGTGATAATATGGTTATGGTTAAACCCAATCTAACTTCATTATTAAAAGATATGGGACTTACTCAAATGGAATTATCAAATAAATCCGGTGTACCACAAGGAACTATAAGTCGGTTTGATAAAAATTCTCGACATGAAGCAAATCATTTGTTTTCCATCGCTAAAGCTTTAGGTGTTACTATTGAAGAGTTATTTATAGTGGAGCAAGAGGAATAAATCCTCTATGCTCCTTCTTCAAGTTTTGTCACCAGTTGATTATCTACGATATCCAACTTCAATTGATTAGGATCGTTTTCAGCAGACTTCAATTGTTCCATTTTCCAGATGATACGGGACAACTCACTTTTGTCGTTTTCATCTAGGTATCTTTTAATATCCTGACCATTCAAGACGACGTTTTTACTCATTTCCATCAACCCTTCTATTAGTTTTTCTATATGTTTAATTGGTTTAAGTGTTAATATGTTGCATCGTTTTTACCGCCTAATTGGACTTCCTTATGTCTGAGTTCGGTAAGGCTGAACGATAAACCTACTACCTTCGGAATCATCTCCCCGAAAGATAACCGACGTCATCTTTCCTGTGTACTCAATTGAGATGACATCTGAATCAATTGCCTTTAACAGATCGATAATGTACTTTGCGTTTAAGGATACCGCGAAAGGTTCTCCCTCAAAGGTCAAGGGTTGTACGTCTCCTTTTGCCTTACCCATCCCCTTTCCGTTGCCCTTGATAGTCAACTCTGTCTTTGATGCTGCCAATCTAACTTGATTCATCTTTTCTTCTTTTGCTAGTGTGTATATGAGATCGAGTGACTTGGAAAACTCTTTTTTGTTCACCCTTACAGATGATAATCCCACTACTTTTGAAAGCATTCTTTCTACATCAGGATAACGACCTTCAAGTACCCGAGAATAAAATGTGAACCTATCTGTCTTTATGAAAACAACGAATACTTCTCCTGACTGCAATTTAGAAAAACCGAACTGAACCTCATCTTTATCGAATATGATCTTTTCCAATTCTATAAGTCCACGAGCTTCTACTATCGCGCTGCCGTAGTCTTTCACTGCCATTGGTCGTTGTATTGAAGCAACTCTATTTCTATCTGTAGCCATCAATTTAATTTGATTTTCTAATAGCGTTATGTTCACACCAGTTATTTCAGGAACTTTCGCCTCAGTAGCTACAGAGAAGACAGTTTTCTTAATAAATTCTTTCAAATCTTTTCCTGATAAGACTGTTGTTTCTCCCCAATCCACATCTGGGGGTTGAGGAAATTCATCGGGATCAAAACCAGTAATTTCAATCTCCTCGCTTTTATTGACAATCGTTATTTCAAAATTTCTACTGACATCAAGTTCAATCTCCCCGTTCATTTTCCTAATAAGATCAAGGGCTATTTTAGGAAGTACAACCGATCCAGAGCGAACAATTTTAACCTGTTCATCAGGGATATAAGATTGGATTGTGGCTCTCTCGCTTGCTCCACTAACGCTTATTCCATCATCCGTGGTTTGGACCAGTAAACCTGACAAGATTTCCATAACTGGTTTACCTGAAACTGCTTTCTCCGCATCAGATAGAGCCTCAGCAAGTAATGAGCTATCTACAACTATTTTCATGAGTTCTAAACCTCCCTGCGGCGGTTTCTACCGCCAACATGCAATACCTTAACAAATGGTTCAATCCTATCCATAATACGAGTAGCCTTTAGTTCACGCTGTCTAAGATCATTTGCACCTTTAGAGTCTCTTACATTTACAAAGTGATTGTATAATTCCTTCATACTAAGATTTGAAGTATAGATTGTGCTCTTGGTCTCCATTCGGCTTTGCAAAATAGGACCCATTATTTCATCCCTTGTCCAAGATGATAAAGTCTCAGCGCCTATATCATCCAAGATCAAAACATCCACCGATTTCAAGGCGTCTACTTTGGCTTGTACATCATTTGTCGAGATAGAGTCTTTAACCTCTCCGAGATAATCTGGAACGTACACCATGAGCACATCAACACCCATTCCAGCTAGTTCATTTGCAATCGCACCTGCTAATCTGCTTTTACCTACCCCCATAGATCCGTATAAGTACAGACCTTTGTAGGTATTGTTTTTATCGAACCCTAAGCAAAAGTTCATGCTCTCTGCAATAGCCAATCTCCTATGTTGATCATGCTCAATTTCTTCAAAGGTCGTATTTACAATATGAGCCGGTATGTTATGACTCTTAATCCTTTTTTGATTCAACTCGCGCTTTTCGAATGAAACTAATTTAGAACACTTTCTCAATCTGAAAATAAGAATCTGCTGTTTTTCGCTAACTTCTTCATGACTGAAATGCCCCGGAAATTCATTCTGACAGCCATTTAAGCCAGGGCAAGATTGACAATGATCAAAGCATGAGATGTGATTCCCTAAGCTGCTTAGGTCCCTCTTAACGTCTACTAGTTCCGGGTACTCAGTTTTCAACCGCAGGACCTCTGGGTGGTTTGCGATTTGATCTATCAAAGCAGCTTTTCTCTCTAAGAAACGATCAGGTAAAATACGTTTAATTTCTTCCCCCATGCCTTTCAATCAACCACCTCCACGTTTAGACCTCATTTCAGCTAACATTCTCTGTACATCTTCTTCAGTTGGTATGTTATCTGGAGGTTCATTATCTGGCGTTTCTGAAGCTTTGGTATCTTTCAGCTTTTCTGATTGTTCAACGGCTTCAGCGTTTAGTGCATATATAATTCCTTCGCAGTAGCTTAGACTTTTGATTTCATCTTTTTTATGTTTAGGCTTGAAGGTGTTGAAAGCTTTATCTATACCAGCAAGTGCAATGTGGATCGGCACCACATCTGCAATGAGCTCGTCCAATACCAGCTCGTCCTTTGCCGTTATCTCTAAGCCCTTGCCTCTACGGGTAAGATATCGATCTGCAACCTGTTTACGATAATCTAATTCATTTGCTTCCCGGTTGGAATCGGCATCCCCGGCAGGAATGGCATCCTGGCTTTCTGAATTTGATTCGTTTTGAGTTGTAAAATCTTGTCGTATTTCCGAATCTGATTTCCCTAAACAACAACTAATGTTTTTAATATTGTTTTTAATAATGTCTTTAGACACCCCTTTCTTCTTACAGCCGCAAGGGTTTGTAGGTAATCTAGCTTCTCGTTTTAAGAAGCTATGACTTCTTATTTTGAGAAGTAACCACTTCTTATTTTGAGAAGCGAATAATAAATGCCCATATAATACTCGCTTCTCAATCTTCTTATTTTGAGAAGAATTAATTTTCTTTTCATCTAAATTTTCACTAATTAAATTTTTAAACTTCTTTTCATCCCAACCCTTAACAGGACTGATTTGCCATTGGTCATAATCCTTATTCACAGAAAAAACATTCTTGCTTTGATCCCACAAAACAACTTTACAATTAGATAAGTAGTCAATTTCCTTGCGTATATTTTGATATCCAATACCGCACAATTCGAAATCTTTTAATAAAGGAATAAGTGCTGTTTTCTTTCCACATCCATATGATAAGCGCCAAATAAAGAGGATGATGTCCTTCTGACGCTTCGAGAAATCTCTTCGTATAATTTCATTCCATATCTCATTTGCTAGCTTTACAAAGCCATTCTCTGGCTGTGGGTTTGCCAATTAGCTCACCTCAAGCCATTGACCGCGAAAGAACGGTATGTTACTCTGATGTTGAATATTAATTTTAGCTATTGAATGGCCGCGTCCCCAAAACGTGGTCATTTTTATGTTCTTTTTTCGAGAAGTTGCTTGTCCTATCTTCAAAAGTAGTTCAAGATCCTCAATTTCCTTGTCCAACCAATCTTTTGCGGCATCCAGTATCAAAAGGCTTGTCCTAATTCGGCGTAATTCATTAAGTCTACGCCAAGTATCAAGTCGCTGTCTTGAACGTTCAAGGGTCATATGTAATCCTCCGGTTGAAAGTTTTTAACAAATTCAATTGCGTCTTCAAAATCAATCCGGCGTAAATGACTATACTTTGCAACACTGAAACTTTCCTTCAACTTACTCCATATCATTCGACGATAACGACCGACCATTTCATTAAACTTCATGTCAGAGTCTTTGAAACGGTGTTTAGTGAGTTCAATAGACTTCAACCTTACTGCCTGTTGCATAAGATCACACTCTGCGTCTATAAGCGTGACACTATCGCGAACCTCTTGTACCATCATTTTCATTTCCTCTTTGTCTTCTGCCATTTCAGATTTAATTGCTACCATTCCATCAAACAACATTCGCACTGCTGCTCCCTGCTGTTCTGACCAATGTAATTGCTGACCCACAACTGCTAGAATTTTATCCGTTTCCATTATTGAACCACCTTTCTACCATTCACTGCTGGTCGCATTTGATCAATAAAGTTTTGTAGCATATCCAAACTCTCGTTAAATCTCTTTTTCTCACTACTAGATGCCGAAGTTACTGATCCAAGATTAAGAGTAGAAACAGCAGCCTTCTGGAGAAACTGTTTTACGTGAATGCTAAGTTGGATTGTATTTATATCAGCTTCGTATCTTAGCTTCTTCATTTGTGTTTGGCTCTGTTGTTCATCGAAGTCGTCAGGCTGCTGGAGTTTTAATGTTTCTAACTCCTCTTTAACTCGTTTATATCCTTCGTCAAGGTCACGAACCTTTTGAGATTCAGCTTCAATATCTTTTTTCCACTTGGCATCACGCGCTTTTAGTGCCGCCTGAGCTTCTCTATCTTTCTGGGCCATAAATACTTCATTCTCTTCTTGCTGACGCTCTATGGCTGCATTGACAGCATCTTCAAGTTGATCAGCAGGAATAGAGTCTTTGTATTGCCTCCGTAAGCTTTCTTTTTCCTTCTCGGCAGCTTCAGCCCTAGCATTTGCTTCCACAGCAGCTTGTTCGGCTGCTTCCATTCGTTCTTTTGTTTGAGAAAATGCTTTATGAGTGCTTATAAGTCCAGCATCAAGTGATTGAATGATTTCCGGTGTGGCATATTCAGCAACGAACTTTGCCTTGTCGTAGTTACGGCCGCTGCCAAACCCAGCTTGTTCCGCAACAATGTCTCTGACTTGTCCCTTATGACCCTCAGGCAAACTTTCTTTATCTGGCGAAGCCATTCGCTCTTTAGCCTTGATTCTCTCAAGTTCCTCGATCTTCTTGCCGTAAGCAATTCGTTCAGAAAAAGTGAAATCTCTGCGATGTTCGTTTTCACTAATTTCAAGTTGCAGGTGATGTGCTCGATCTCTCACCTCCATAACGTTAACTTCTACCTTTTCTCTACCCATATGCTGGTGAGCTCTAAGGCGCCGTTCTCCGGCAATTAACTGGTAATCTGACGTTACGACAATAGGATTAATTAGGCCGTTCTCAGTGATGTCCTGAGCCAGTTCCTCGATGCCGATGAATTCTTGTCGGATACGATCTGTTACTTTGATTTTGCTGATATCAATGAGCATTGTGATTCTCCCTTCTAAAAGTATTGATAAACAATATTATCTTTTTAACTTCCTTTCTTGTAATTTGCAGCTCGCTGGGCAGCTCTCCATGCCTCTAAATCAGAGAACCGAAATTTGATTACTTGCCTTCTAGAACCTGATGTCCCATATCGTTCATGTGGAATACTTCCTTCTTGGCACATGCGGTATATCAGTTTTTCAGAAACCCCTATATGGGCCGCTGTCTCTGCTACATCAAGAGTTCTATCATTCACTCCAGCAAACTCTGCCCTGAGGCGATTTTCTGCAATAGTTACATGCTCGGATATTATTGAACGTATTGCATCCTCAAGAACAACTAAAGGGTTATCCATATCATATTTCCTTTCTGTTAAGGTATGGTATATTAGAGTCATACATTGTCTTTTACCAATTCATCAACCGTTACACCTAAAGCAGTTGCAAGTTTAACAAGTGTTTCAGCATTTGGCCCCTGTTTTTTTTCTTTCAAGCCATATATTACAGTCATTGAAACACCGCTTTCCTTACCCAGCCTGTATGGCGTCCATCCTCTTTTGTTAAGCAACTTTTGAACGTTATTCCCGATTGTCATCCCCATGTTGTGTTCACCTCCTAAACATACTATATCTCCGTTTTAGGTTATAGTAAAACCAATTGCTAACCGTTTTAGGTTATAAAATAATAAGTTTTCTCTTCTATCCTCTCTCAAGCTTGACATATCTCCTGTTTCCGTTTTATTATAACCTTATTAGGTTATATCCTTTTTAGGTTATACTATCGGAGGTCGTGATTTTAATGCTATCAGATAAAATTAAAGAATTGATGAATTCCAACAATCTAAGCGTCTATAAGCTCTCTAAAGACACGGGTATACCTTATACAACACTCACTAAGATTCTGAATGGAACAACAAAAAGCCCTAAGATCGACTTGATTAAAATAATTGCTGATTATTTCAACAAGCCGCTTGACCACTTTACTGAGAATGAAGACACTACTCAAAATGCTCCAAAATGGGCTACAGCTAAAGATTTATCAGACATTAAGAAAATCCTCGAAGAAGATCAGCCTGTTTTGTTTGATGGGGTTCCAATTACAGACGAAAATCGTCAGAGAGCTATGGACATTCTCACTGGGTTGCTTTGGGAAGCTAAAGAGCTTAATAAGAAAACTTATGGACGTAAGAAAAAAGCAATCCCTAAAGATAAAGAGTAGGTGACCGGTTTGGATGACATCATTCGCAAGCTCGTTCGCAGATTCAAGACCAATGATCCTTTTGTGATAGCTAAAGGACTTAACATAATAATTCGACACGCTGAATTCGGACCCGGCACAAGAGGTTTGTACTACAGGCGCTTACGAAGACGATTTATTATTATTCATAACGACTTGCCTGAAGAGTGGCAGCGTGTAGTGTGTGCTCATGAACTTGGGCACGATCGGCTTCATTCGGGTTTAAGTCAATTCTGGATTGATGAGCATACTTTTTTTAACTCAGGAAAATTCGAACGACAGGCTAATATTTTTGCTGTAAAACTGTTAACACAACTCACTGAACGTGAGCCAGGGGAAACAGAAGAATCGTACCTCTTGAGATGCGGTATACCGAAACAACTTCACGACTTAGAAATGTAACTTTGCACTTTCCAGCCGCAAGGCTGTTTATCATACATAAAAATAGAACTGGTGTTCGAAAAGGAGGAAATTACATGGCAAAGGGAAGTATAGAAAAACGAGGGGAAAATACATGGCGATTAACTGTAGATTTGGGACTTAACAATGACGGTAGCCGAAACCGTCCTCGCAAGACAATTACTGTTGAAGATAAAGCATTACTAAAAACAACAAAGAAACTCAAAGATTATTTGGATGACGAGCTCGCGAAGTTTAAACAAGAGGTATTAAGTGGCAGTTACATTGCACCTTCTAAACTTACATTTAAACAATTCTATGAAAATGAATGGAAGCCTAAAGACGCCGAACCGAGACTAAAGCGAACGACATACCTATCTCATTGCTCCAAAATAGATCATCATGTTTTGCCGATTATAGGACACTTGCAACTCAATGAGATCTCAACAATGAGATTAGTGACATTATTCAATGACTTGCGTAAACCTGGTGCGCGGATTGATAAGCGAGGTGGAAAAGAAACTATTAGTTCACGCACAATTCAGTATATTTATGATGTGACCATAAGTATTTTCAAAAGATCTGTAGAATGGGGCGTCCTTAGCAAAAACCCACTAGAAGGCATACAGCGCCCACAGATCAGTAAAGAAGATAAGAAGGTACGAAAAGACCGGAAGAACTTTTTCGAGGAAGACGAAGCCACTGAGGTAATTGAAACGTTGGTCAAGAGCGACACACACTGGAGACTTTACTTTCTTGGAGCGATAATCGGAGGATTCAGACGCGGGGAGCTCATCGCTTTGGATGAAGACGACTGCGACTTTGTAAATAACCGATTGCGTATCGATGAGAGCATTTCACATACAGAAAATGGACAGGCAAACATAACGGACACAAAAAACGAAGCATCCGATGACTTTGTAGATATGCCACAATGGTATATGGAGCAGTTAGCGGTTCATGTTCGAGCCATGCGCAAATTACGCTTTGAAGTAAAAGCACAGGGAAAATGGAAAGGCGGGGATCGGAACTTTGTTTTCCATTCAGGGACGGGAAAACCCTATTATCATACATCGCCATCCCAGCAGTGGACAATATGGTGCAAGCGGAACGGGTTCCGGAATGTATCCCTACATGGACTGCGTCATACTAATGCAACCTATTTGCTGGGCCAGGGCGCATCCATTAAAGAGATCCAACATCGATTGCGACACTCAACATCCCAAGTGACCACAGACACGTACGCTCATGTCACCAAGAAGTTAAGTCGCAAAACAACAGCACACCTTGATGTCTTCGATCCTAAAGTTCGTCCCCAATCCGTCCCCAAAGAGGAAAAATCCACTCGTTCCCTTTGA